CTATTTAATAAAGTAGCATTTACATACCCAATATTCTTCACTTTAGCGGCGGCGTCATGGTCCTTGCCAGACGTATCTATATATGGATTCCGTGTTGATTATATGCTATCAGTACTATTTATGCTGATACCATTTGTATCTGAGGTATGTTCTATTGTTGAAAAACTCAATCAAATAGACGCAACAGCTTTTGTATGGTATCCTTCCCTAGTAAATTTTTTAAAATTTATAAAGGAGTTTATAAGACCATGAAACATATTCTTCAAATGCTTTTATACGAAAATGGTGGACTCAGCCTTACACGTGTAATCGCATTAACATTCGTATTGTTGTTTGTTTTTGTAACTGTATTCTTAGTATATTTTGACATGACGTGGGGACATTTCGAAACATTAGCCGCAATGGCTACTGGTGGTGGACCAGCAACTCAAATCGCCAATAAATTTATTAACTCTAAATACAATTCTGAACAAGGTTCATATAGACAACGGGAGGGTGCTGAATAATGGAAATTAAACAATTACATCGGATACAGTCTAATATTATTACGGCACCTAAGAGCAAAGCAACCGTGTCGACTGGACTTAAAGGAGACAAAGGTGAAAAGGGAGAGAAAGGTGATACGCCTAACCTCTCCTTTCACCTTGATAATAGTGGTAATCTTAGTGTCAATATTACTACAGGTGATAATACTACTGTTACAAATTTAGGTAATATTAAAGGACCTAAGGGTGATACAGGATTACAAGGTTCTAAAGGAGAACAGGGGCTAACAGGCGAACGAGGACCTAAAGGTGATACTGGTCCAAAAGGTGCTGACGGTAAAGATGGCTTGCAAGGTCCACAAGGGTTACGTGGTGAAACTGGTCCTCAAGGTCCACAAGGGTTAAGAGGTGCTGATGGAAGTGTTGGTCCGATAGGTCCTAAAGGTCCTCAAGGTGAACAAGGTTTAACACCTCAAATTGAATTTCAACTTGTAAATGGTAATTTATCTGTATCAATTACAACTGGCAATGATACAAAGGTGAAAAACTTAGGCAATATACAAGGACCAAAAGGGGAGAAAGGTTTGCAAGGAGAACGTGGCATCCAAGGTACTATTGGTCCAGCAGGTCCACAGGGACCACAGGGTGTTGCAGGTTTAAAAGGTGATACTGGACCTAAAGGAGACACAGGTCCATCTGTCGATGTATCGACTATTCAAAACCAAATTAATACAAACCTCGAGACATCCTTACAACCAATTTTAGATGGCTTAAAACGCATACAAGAGGAGTTAAATAAATGATTATTAATGATATTAAAAAGGTGCTAGATAATATTGTGCAAAGTATTAAAGGTATTAAACTAGAAAATCAATCGCTCAATAATCTAATTAGCCAAATTAAACTCACTCTCACCCAACATGGTGCCAGCTCTTCTGAAATAGAAAATACAAATATTTTAAATACAATATCTGCAAAATTGGATAATGCAGCTCTAGGTAATCCTGATGAGATTATTAAAAAATATCTTAATTTTGAATTAGCAGTGGATATTACTCTGCCAGATAATGTTAATATCCCAGATAATTATCTGACAAGAGCATCTATTAAAACATTAAGGTATAATGGTACTGAATTACCTTGGATAAATTTAGCAAGCAATGCATCTGTTGATACAGTTGATATGCCAAATCTGGTGACTATGCGTGCCCGTTTATTAGAAAATGGTAAATGTAAAACATTAAAAGCACCCAACTTAAAACTATGTAGGGGTTTATTCCCATTCTCCAATGAGGCACCAGAAACTATCTATTTACCTAATCTGGAGCAAATGGAATATAACGGACTGTATTATAACCAATCGACTAAATTTGTTATATTACCAAAAATTAAGAACTTATATGAAGATGCATTTTTAGCAATGACACGTGTTGAGCTAATTTATTTAGGTGGTAATTTACCAAAGGCTATTGGTACACGTGTTTCAAAAAACTATGTAGGAGAAACTAAGCCAGTATACGTAGTAATTACAAATGCTAATCCACCTCCATTGTATGACGCAAATAATATTAGACAACACAACCAACGTAGCGATGATAGGAAAACATACTTTGTAGTCCCAGATAGTACTAAAGAGTCCTATAAATCAGCAACTGATTGGAGTATGCTAAGCGATTATATTATTGGAAGAAGCGAATTGCCTGCAAAATATGAAACTATATTACAACAATATGGATTGGGGGTATAAATGGCTAAGAAAGTTGGTAAAACCCAAAAAATACAAACGGTAACTCTTGTGGATTTAACTGGCGGTATGAACGTTGCTAAATCACCAGAGTTTCTAAAAGAAAACGAATGCGTTAATCTAGAAAATTTCGAATTCGACGTAGAAGGTGATAAACTACGTACTCGTAGAGGTTTAGGTAACCCATTATACACTTTTGATTCAGCTATTACTTATATATACAACGATTATGAAATGAATGATTTCTTTATTTTTTTAAAAAATAAGAAAATCTACCGATATGAATTTGGTAAAACACCTCAATATATTGGGAATCTAAACGGAACAGCTGAAAGACCAACGTGCACTAAATTCGGTGGTAACCTACTTATTGCCAGCGGTTCTAAGTTGCAGAAATATAATTATCAATCACTGGCTGAAATCTCACAATCTCCAGACGCAGACATTGTATTTGTTAGGTCTGGGCGTGTTGTAGTTTCAAAATCTGGTCAAGATTTACTAATATATTCCGCCATTGGTAACGATGAAGACTGGCATGAGAACTCCAATGATGATTCTGCACGTAAAGACGTAAATGTTGGTTATAAAGATGGTGGGGATATTGTTGGTGTGGCAGAACTCGCTACAGACCTATTAGTATTTAAAACTAATGGTCTAATATATACAGTACAAAATGAACCTAGCGACTGGAATATTATGTTACTAGGAAGTAAATCAGACTTTATATCACGGCATGCTTGCGCTAACTTAGGCAAAGACGTCGTATTCATGTCTACAACAGGATTAAAAAGCTATGCCACTTCAATGTCATATGCTAATTTTGAACCAAAAGATATTGGCGAAAAGTGCAATCCTTATATTAAGAGAAGAGTTGATAGTCCTGTAATTTCTGACCTACGTCGGACTAAACAATTAATAGTAAGCGGAGATAGTAGAAATACGGTATATGTATATCATTATGGGCTAAAAGCGTTCACAAAGTGGACATTTCAGCATAACATCACATCAATCTGTGAAAATAGATACCATACTTTAGTGTCAATGAATGAGTCTGATGCTGTTGGCAAAATCTATGAACTGTCCTGGAATAATAAAACTGACAATGGTCAAGTTATACATCAGGAAATTCTCAGCGGAGAAATTAGAGATACTCATGACATGAATGTATATAGAACATATATTGATGTATTATCTGATGTAAAAGGTACAGCCGATATTTCCGTTAATAAGGTAACAATGCACCACACATGGGAGCCTAGCGATGAAACCAAAGAGTTTAAAACTCAAATACGTGCCAACAAACTACAATTCAAATTTGAAACAGATACAAATATTATATTTAAGTTTGTATCATTTGATATTGTTATGGAACGAGAATCTATGGTTTCACAAAATTCCGCATCTTCTGGTAAACGTAGAAGTGGATTTGGTGCAAAAAAACGGTCATCTCATGATGATTTCTTAAAGGGACTTAATTCTTCTAGTAGTAGCCCATACGGCTCATAGGAGGTTATATGGCAACTAACGAAGATATTATTAAATGGATACAAAAATACAATAAAAAAATGGGGAATTTCTGGGACGATTGGGACCTAGAATGGTACCCGTTTATTCATATATTTGAGGACGGCTCTTTCTTTACATATGGTGTATGTGGGGAGTATTTAGAGTGCGGTCCTGTAAGCATAAATTTCAATAAGGCTTTCCCCACAATGGAAGCCTATGCTAAAAGATTAGGGCTAAAGGGGGTATCAACAATTACCCCTCATAACCCAAAAGCTTATGCCAGATTAACAAAAAGCACACTTAAAGAGAAAAAATTTTTAGGTGGACAATGGCAATATTACTTCGTAAGGGAGGTTAATTAATGGGCAAAAAAGGCGGTTCTAGTTATCATGAACGCCCTCTATCCGAAGAGGAAAAACAGCTTTTAAGACAGCAACAAATATATTTGTCTTCCATACAGCCTAGTATTGATAAGCTAGTATCACGTGGCACTCAACTGTTAGACAATGTAGTCAACCCAGACTGGCAATCAATTTATAATAGGACAATTAATGACCTAGACGGAATCCGCAAAGAACAGTCAGAACTAGCAACAGGCAAATTACCACAAGCGTATGCTAATGCAAAAACAGACTACTTTAACCGTATCTACGAAAATACAATGGGTCAACAATTATCAGCTATGGCTAAAAAAGGTATAGTAGATAGCTCAAGATTTAATACTGCCACAAACGACATGCAGAAAAATATGGCGGCACAAATGTCGAAAGACTATACTGACGATATTAAAACACAAAGTGGTTTATTAGACCAAAAATATCAATTTGCACAAAATCCTATGGAATTAGCTCATAAAGCAAACAAATATTCATTTGGTAATCCTGAGCAATATTTACAACTTGCACAGGGGCAAAACAAATCAAATACAGAGGCTATCCAATCTACTGGTCAACTTAACAACGGTCGTGGTTATGTAACCCAAAAAGGTTCTGGTTTCTTTGGTGGCTTGATGCAAGGTGTTGGTGCATACTTAGCATGTTTCCCTGCTGACGTTACTATTGAAACTGATTACGGTTATATCCCTATCAATGAAGTTCAAGTTGATGATATTGTAGTGTCTAAAGATGGTATCGAGAAGGTATTAGAAGTTGTAGAGTGCGGTGAGCATGAAACTATGGTAGTAACGACAGACAATCACCAAGTCGAAACCACACATACTCAAACAGTCTGGACACGTGAAGGATTAAAAGCTATTGATGAGCTAGACCTCGGTATGGAAATATTAACAGATAGTGGCTTTGAACATATCACAGGCTTTACAGGCGGTCGTATCGTGCCTGTTTATGAATTGATATGTACTGGCTCTAATTTATTCTATGCGAATGGTATCGTAGTAGAAGGTTTTAATGAGGAGGATTTAAATGCAGGTTATTCCTTATAACCCACAGACTGACCCTTGGTACCAATTTGGTAATGCATTGGCAAATGGTCTTGGGTTACTTGCTGACAATAGACTAGCCAGAGGGGAAGCTAAAAATATTAATAGCGAATTAGCATCTGACCAAGCAGGCAAAATGCAAGGTTTGTTTGACCAAGTACGTTCTATGGATTCTATTGGTCCAGATGATTCCAAAGCGTGGAATGAAGCTACTGCTAAATTAGGTTCTATGGGCTATAATGGACCGACTATTACAAGAGATAATAGAGCACAAATTCAAGATGGTCTATTAAAACAACAAGAATATTGGGGTAATTTTGATAGATTTAATCAAGGTAAGAGATTCCATGATAGTGAATATCAAGATTATAATAAATATAAATTAGGTATGCCAGGACTTTTAGGTTAGGGGGGATATAATGGACTGGTCACAATACGGTGATGTATCACCGAATGTACAGGATGCTATTATACAAGCCTCTAACGCTACTGGTGTAAGTCTGCCTTTGTTAGCTAGGATTGCAAATCAAGAAAGCGGATTTAACCCATCAGCACAAAGTGAAGCTGGTGCTACTGGTTTATTTCAAACTATGCCAGAAACTGCTAGTGAGTTAGGCATCGAAGATATGACAAACCCATACCAAAGTGCTATGGGTGGAGCCAAATATATCGCACAACAATTACAAAGATACGGTGGCAATCTAAATAAGGCTCTCGCCGCATATAATGCTGGTCCTGGTAATGTAGATTCTTGGATTAGTAATGGTTGGGATGGTTCACCAGACTCAATACCTATTGACGAAACACGTAACTATGTGAAGAGTATAGGTGGTGGATTTGATAATTCTATCCAAGCGAATTATACTCAAGCCAATGGAAAGAACCCAATCAACCTACAAGCTATGTTTCAATTAGACGACCCAAATGAAAAAATTGATTTTGGTAAGGTTATGGGTATTTTAAACGCCCCACAACAAAACGTAGCCTCCGCTAGTGATGAAGCGTTACGTAGTGCCATAGCACGACAAGCAAGTCACACTGCTAGAGGTAGATGGGCTTCTCCATTTTATACTCAAAGTGACAAGCAATTAATGCAATCAGCTATTGCACAGGCACAAGAGCAAGCTAAAATGCAAAATAAAGCTACCCAATTAACTGGTGCAGGAGAACTTGCACAGATGATTGCTAATAGTAAAAACAGTTCTAATGCTGGTATGTTAGCAAGTTTAGGTGCAATGTTGGGTGTTAAATTAGACCCAATGGCTAACCGCTACATGAGTCAAAATGACATGGCGAAAATGGCAACAAGCTTTGCTAGGGAAGATAAAAAACTTGCAGACGAACGAGCTTTCAAAGCACAACAAGCAGAATTACAACGTGATTTTACTCGTGAGATGACAAACAACAAATTAGCTCAACAATTGGCTATTGCAGAAGCTAGAGCTAGTGGTAAATCTGGCGGTTCTGGTAGTTCTACAGGTCTACTGTCAAGCGATAAATCAGTTGACAAAATTATAGAACCTATGTCTGGTCTGTTACAAGAATTATCAGACAAACCAGAGTTCTCACAAGGTGACGTTGATAGCTTAAATAGAGCGATGGAAGATGTAGCACTTAAATTATCATCTGCACAAGCTACCCCATATGCTCAACAAGTATTACGTCGTCAAATTAACGATTATGAATACGCTATCAGACATATGCAACAATCTGCATCTGGTAACAAATTAGACTATTCAGTAAATCCAGACGTACAAAAAATGTTTGAAAAGAAGGAGTGATTAAATGCCTACTTTAGGTCAACTATATGGTAACGACTATTTCCGTGTTGCCTATGGTCCTCAATATAACGCTTATAAATATAAGCAAGCATTAGACCAGTCAGGTTACATCCCAAATGAAAATGATGGGCTTATTGATAGCTTTCAATCTGGTTTTGCTGGGTCTATGGGTGGGCTATTCGGCGAAGTTGCTGGTTGGTCTAAGGAGAACGGTTACGACTGGGTAAATAATAATGCAACATGGGCGGCAAACAAAATGGGTGATATTGCCGCTCGTAATGCTTATACTGGGACTCAAGATAGCGATGGCATCATGTGGTATGGTGCTAACCAAGCCGCATCAGCTCTAGGTTCATCTGTACCTAGTATCGCCGCAGATGTAGCCGCTACAGCCGCTATGGATGCAGCTATTGGTACTGTTGTAGGTCCTGAAGGTACAGCCGCTGGTGCTATCGTAGGTGCGGTAAGTGGTGTAGGTAAAGGCTTATATAATTTATATAAAGGAACTCGTGCACTACAATACGCTGGTAAAGCCGCTAAAACGGCTGGTGCTATTGCCGCTGGTGGTCTCATCGAAAACGCATCTAACGCTGGTGATACATACATGACTGGTTTAAGTCGTGGTATGAGTCATGAAGATGCATGGAATGCTAGTAATGAAGCCTTAGATGAAGGTTGGGCTCCTGCTGTTATTAACTATGCATCTGACCGTGCTATGTTAGGACGTGGCATGAAAGGTATTTCTGGTGCTATGGCAGTTGGTGCTGGTGGTAAAGTATTAGCTAAAACTGCTGGGGCATGGGCTGGTAATGCTATGATTGGTGCCGCTGGTGAAGGTTTAACCGAAGCATGGCAAACACAAATTCAAGAACAAGCACTAGGTAATGAGGCATATGCTAATACACATATCTATGACCCATTCACATGGACTCAAGATATGAAAGACCAAGCATACGATGCCGCTATCGGTTCAGCTATGCTAGGTGGTATTACTGGTGGAGTACAATCAGCACGTGGGTATTTAGCTAATAGAGCAAATACAAATGTCAATGCTGATACTGTAGATACAAACATTCAACCTCAAGTACAGCCACAAGAAGATATCCAATCCCAACCAGTTGTTGGTGAAATCGAAGATTTATCTGCTGTTGGAGCTATGCCAAACGACAGTATAGACTTAGGCAGTGTTACACCAGAAGCATTCGTACAACCAGAACGTGGGGACTTTGATAACGTATTTGAAACTATGGGCAAACGATTTGCTCGTGGCAAATATACTAATGACGAAATCGACGCTAAAGCTCAAGCAGTTCAAGATACTGTAGCTCGTATTAATGACCTTTGGGATAATCAAATTGACGAAAATAAAGCTCCAGCTACTCTTCGAGCTAACGACTTTATGGAAGATTTTGTAAATGCTGGTTTGACTCCTAAAGAAGCACATGAAGCTTCTAAAGAAACTGTTAAGGCATTACAAGCAAAATCTCCAAAACAAGATACATCTATACCTGGTTCTGAATTAATCAGACGTGCAGAATCCGTTGGATTAAATCTAACAGACGCCCAAAAGAATGATTTACTATCTGAAAATCCTATTCGTTCAAACTATAATGCTGTAGCTGACGCTATAGAAGATAAGACTGTAGAAAATCAACGTAAAAATGCGGAATTAAATAGACGTAGAGCTGATACACGACGTCGTAATACATATTCTACTAGATATGATGATTCCATTAATAAACCTTTCCTAGATAAAACTCTAGGTAAGAAAAAATCAGAAGAAACTGGTTATCGTATTCACAATGCGATGAAACAACGTAAAGAGGATATTAAATCTGGTAAGAGAACTAAGTCATTAGAAAAATACCTTGCTGACGCTGGTATTAATAATAATAACTACTCAAAAGAAGAAATGAATAATATTAAAGCTCATATTAAGTCCATTGATGATGGTATTAGAAACCGTGGATACAATAAAGAAGAGCTTAAAAAACTTAGCAAAGAAAATGTAGACGTGCAGAAAGCTAACGCTACATACGCAGAAGCTACACGTAAATATGACGCTAAGGACCCTCGTAATTCTGCTAAAATCGAGCAAATTAATAATATGATTGCCGATAGTATTATAGACCAAGGTAAACGTGGTAAACCTATTTACCGTTACGATAAATATAAAGAATTTAAAAACAAAAACCGTAAATTATATAATCGTATCAATGAAGCTGTGTATGGGAATAAAAAAGAAGAACAAACTATTGCCAAACAAAATACCGAAGCTCCTAAAACTGTTAAGGTTCAATATATTAAACCAAAATATAAAAAAGGTAGTTTAAGCGATAAAATAGCTAAAAACCCAGATAAAGCTGAAGAAATTAAAGCTAAGGCTTTGTCTAAAATAGAGCCAACTATACAAAAAGAAAAGGCTGTAAAGGAAAAACCTACTGGACCTATCCCATATGAAGATAGACATAAAGGGTTTAATAACCTAACAAATGAACAATTAGATGCTCGTAGAGCTGATAGAGAACAACGTGCTATTAAATTAAAATCGTTACAACTACAAAAGTCAGAAAGTACTGATACAGCGTCATCAAAATATCAAGGTCAACCAGCACCTAAGTTTAACAAAGATGGTTCTCGTGCTAAAGTAATTGAGCCAACTGAAACAGTAAAGCCTGTAGTAGAAGAGACTCAACATGCAGAACCTAAAACAGAAGTAAAACAAACTCCTGTAAAAAATACAAAAAAAGCAGAACCTAAAGAGGCTCAAAAATCTAGTAAGCAAGACGAAGTAAACGTACTTGCTAAAGCAGTTATGGTTGGAAAAATCAAACCTAAACAAGCCAGAGATATTCTAAATCAATTGTCTAAAGAAGCAACTGACAAAGAAAAAGAAAAATACCAAAAACTTAGTGAAAAAATTAAATATAACACTAATAATAAAGGTGAGTTAATTAGTCGTGACCGTAGTGATGAGGGTCGTGAACGAGATGCTCAAATCCTTAGAGATAGATTAGATAAATTCAAAACACGTCTTTCTAAAGAAAGAATGTCTGACTCTGAATATAATGCTGAAGTGAAATCTATCGAACATCAAATTGAGAGATTCCGCAATACACACTTTGTTGAGGAAAGCAACTATAAATTTACTATACCTAAAAATAAAGTAGAAAGCAGACGTGAATTCCTTAAAAAACACGAGAACAAAGAGGTAGTACACCCACAATACTTATCTCTAGCTTTACTTCGTAATAATTATGATTTAGATAGTGGTTTAAAACGCTGGATTGCTAAAGAAATTGGCTCTGAGTCTAACTTTGAAGATGGTGAACGCTCTCGTCATATTAAAGCAATGCTTATACATGAATACGAACATATGATTGACATGTATGATAGTGAAGAAAATGCTTTAAAAGAAAAGCCTATGTTAGTTAAAAACCTAGCATCAGCTATCGCTGGTTCTTTCCCTAAAGAATCATTTGGTACTGAAGGTAATAAAGTTAGAAATAGACGTAATGAATTAATGTTCGGCGGTACAAAAGCACTTACCCCATTTAAGTTTAAAGAGCGTGATACTCTAATTAACTTCGCTAAGAAATATTTTTCTGGCGAACTTGAAGGTAAAAAGAAAGAAGTTAAACGTGAAGTAAAAGTTGATAATCGCAAAAACAATGGTAAAGAAATTGTTTATGATGTTGTAAGCGATAGCGTAAAACCTCTTGGTGGAGGTCAATTCAAGTTTAAAGCCAAAATAAACAACGACAACGAAGAAAGTTTTAACGAGTATTTACAAGAAGTTGGTATTGGTGAACCTGAAAATATTGTTAAAAAAGATGGGTATGTAGAATTCACATCTGATATCTATCTAAGCTATTTAACATTTACAGATATTACTGATAGTACAAAAAGTAAAACTGGTAAGGTTAATGTCAACATTTACAAAGCTAGGGGAGACTTAATTAAAGCAATCCTAGCGGATAATGACACTGGTTCTTTTGCTATGTGGCTTAAATACTCATACGAAAAAAAGGGTAACGAAGGTTACGACATGGCTACTAAAAAGAAAAATGTTAAAAAGCGTCTAGCTGAATTGACTGGTGAAAGTTATAGTTCCGCAGAATATGACGATGGTGCTACTTTATTCTATCCAAGTAAGGTTGAAGAGGTAGAAGCCGAGGATAGTATTCCAGATTATGGTATCTATCAATTAGGTTCTGAAGAAGATTTTAACGCACCTACATCTAAAAATTATAACACATTCAAACTAGCCGATGAATCACAAGAATTAACCTTACACAAAGGTCTCGAAAATAGACTTGGGGATGCTTATAATGATGTTAAAGAATATCTAACTAATGGAAAAGATATTACTATCCAAGTAACTAAAAAAGGTACTGTGCCAATGTACATGCCTAAGACAGATACAATCTATTTACCAGAAGATAGAATTAATGTTACCAGTACATCATTCCAACATGAATTAATCCACTCTGCCTTGCGAGATGTTTTGCTAAATCAAAAATCATCAGAGGGCGCTATTAAATTTGCTGTAGATATGGCTAATTACATCAAGGGAGAAATCAATGCTTACAAACAAAGTAATCGAGCAGACTCTAATACAAATGAAATGCCCGAAAAACCAACTTCAACCAATGAAGGAGAAACTAGCTCAATTCAAGGACAAACAGGAAATGACTCCACTACAGGTAGCAATACAAGTAGCAAAAGTGTGTCTAATGGAAGTAGCACAGAAGGACTTCAATTCAACAGTCAAAAGTTGGAAGACTCTAGCGTGGGAGAAAGTGGTCAACGGAGAGAGTCTCAACCACAAGAACAAACAATTCAAGACAATTCCAGAAATCAAAGCATGGTTCAAGGAAAGGATTCCACGCTCCGACGCAAAATGGGGGACGAAAAACTTCTTCGAGAATGGAACCTTGCAGAAGAACGCCTAAACACTATAACAGAAGATACTCTATTTGAAGATAGTGTTGGTTTAAAAGATGCAGTAGAAGACATTATTACAGACCCAGTAATGAATGTAGAAGATAAGAGTAACAAACTTTTACCTCTACTTTGGACAGCAAACGAGATTGATAAAAAATTTGGATTAGATGAACGTGATAGTTTATTACGAGCAATCTATACAGACAAACTTATCAACCTTGAAGAAACTATGGCATATACTCTACAAAATGATTTGTCTCCTGCACATACAAGTGCATTATTTAGAACTGCTACACGTATACTACAAAATAAAAGAAAAGAAGATGTATCAACAAATACATATAACCAAACTGGTACTGAAACTCACCAACCAAATATCATGGAAAGAGCTGTAGGTTCTCTCAATACACTGATTAATGAGTTTAATAAGAAACACGACAACATAGAATTTGAAGCACGTGATGCCAAAGAAGGTAATATCTCTGGTTATGATATTAAAAAATGGTTAGCTTCACCAACTAAGTTTATTGAAAAATATATTCCTCAAATGAAACCTATTATCTATTGGGCAGAAGAAACGGCTGTTAAACAAAACAAGTTACAGAAAAATTTCATCAAAGCGTTAGATAAAATTAAAACTAACTTAGGCGAGGAAAATATTCATCAATTCAATAAATTAGCAAAAGAAGTTACTGACTTAGGTCGTGAATTTGTACAACCAGCTAGTGTAATGTTAAAAGATAAAGAGTTATATATTAACTTAAAACATGACGATATATTCAGAGAATTTAAAGATGAAATCGACGCCAAAAATCTTTACAGCGAATTAAAGAAAGCTGGTAAGAATGTATTTATGGACTATAAAGATGGAAACTTCCGAGTATTTGGTAGCGACCATACACTACGTACATTTAATACATTTGACGAAGCTGAAAAAGCCGCTCAACCATTACGTGACAGTATAATGAAGTCTAAGGGATATAATTCTAAAGTTGTTAAAGCATATAATGACTGGAGAAAGCTAGATAATAAAGTATTTGAATTATCTGTTAAAGCATGGAGAAACGCTGGTGCTGACCCTGACTACAAGCCTAGACGACTATGGGCTCACATTCCTATGCTTCATAGCAAATATGGAGTGTATATAGTTAAAGATAACGTAGACGAAGACGGTAACCAATACGAACAACGTGAGAAAATCGCTTCCTTCCATACATACAGAGATGCAGAAAACTGGGTAAAAAAAGAACAAATCAATGGAGATGCTCGTGTAGTAATTACAGAACGTAATCCAAAATATGACGAGTATAATGCAGGCTCAGATGTATACGATGGTGCGAATGAATCAGCATATGACGATATCGTATATGAAGGCGAAAGCCGTGAATCTCAAGAGAAACGCTTTGCTCGTATATCACACTCTTACCCAGAAGTTTCCAAAATCATTAATGAATTTATAGGCGATAAAGAACACGTAACACGTGAAAAACTTATGGATTTAATTAATGATAAAGATAAACAAAAAGATTTAGATATTAATCCAAAAGCCCTAAAAGATGAACTAAAATTTGCTAATCTTGATGAGTTATTCCGTAGACGTAATGTAATTACTAGACAAGACATGATTGCCCATCTGTTAATTGGATACGGTAATCAAAAGAAAGATAAATATAACAATACAAGAATGAATGCTAAAGGTGCCAACCCTAATACATTTGAAAATATGGAAAACTATTTAAGATATAAAGCAAACTTTATACCAGCTCAAGAGTTTTATCATAAAGCAACCGCACTTTACCGAGATAAAATAGGGACAGATTATGCATCCCAATTTGGTATTGGTGGTGAAGGTGCTAGACGTGATGTAGAAGACGTATTGCATAAGTTTATATCTAGTGTAGTAGGTGTTCCTAATACATTTGACAAAGCTATCAATAGAACATTCAACGAACTTGTTGGTGATGGTTGGATTAAACAACAATACGGAGATACTTTTGCTACAGACCTAATGAACCGTAGTATGGAAGCTGTATCAATAGCAAAACTAGGTTTATTTAGACCTACTGCCGCTATTGCTCAGTTAGGTGCTTTACTAAATATTGGCACAAAAGCTGGTTATGGTAAAGACTTCCAAAAAGCATTGCGTGATGCTACTACTCATGGTAAAGTTGGAGCTCATATCACATTCTCTGAACAAAAAATGTTCAACCGTATAGGTCTTAATCTAGAAGATACTGCGTTAGAAACACAGTCTTTGAAAAATAGAAAAAGTCTATATAACCTTAAAGTTGGTAAGGTTAAATTAGGTAAAGCATTTGAAAAGTCTATGGATATGTTCAATAGAACTGACAAGTATACACGTCGTGTAGCCGCTCTTATTGCTTATAGAAAAGCTATTAGTGATGGTAAATCACAAACAGAAGCAGAACATATTGCATCTGATTTTGTAAGAGAAACTAACTTTAACTACAATGATAGAGATGCATCTCAATTATTTACGAAGTTTGGTACTCTTGGTAAATTAGTGTTGCAATTTAAGAAATATCCAGTTAAAGAACTTGAATTTATGACAAGTGTTATTAAAGGTGGAAACAAGAAAGAAATTGCTCGTTTCTTTGGTTCTTATATCGCAATGGCTGGTCTTATGGGCGTACCTGGTATGACAGCCGCAGATACTGTAGCAGAATGGATTAGTAATAAATCTATTTCTCACAGAATCAAAGAATCATTAATGGAATGGGCAGATGGAGACGACACCAAGAAAAAACTAGCATTATTAGTTATGTATGGTTCTCCAGCACCCACACTTGGCGTTGACTTTAGCCGTAATATTGGTATTGGTGACTTAATTCCTACAGATAGTTTAGCTGGTCCTACATTTGGTACATTAGCTAACTTAATAGAATCATTTAAGAATGATAATTCTTCGAATGGTATGCTATTGTCTATGGGACATGATTTATCACCTGCCTTTGCTAACTACTATCAGGCAATTACTGGTCACAAGCAAGACTGGAAAAAAGGTGTACAAGGTAGAGAATATAGTGATAAAGAACGTATTCTTAAAGGTATTGGTTTCAGACCTATACTTGATGCGGTTGATGCTGATGTTAGCCAAATTAACTATATCAATTCACAAGAATCTAAAAACCGCAAAAAAGCATTAATATACCAATATATTAATGACCCTAGTTCTGTATCTGTAGAAGACCTAAAAGCAAATAATATTACTAAGAAAAATATCGCAGACGCCAAGAAAAACATAGGTTCTTCATCTATTGAAAAGGCAAAAAGATATAGTTCGAAAGCAGATAGAATTAAAAACGCTGATAAGTTTGATAATATGAGCGAGTTTGAAGAGGACCTCGATTAAGAGGTCCCTTCTTATTTTATAGGAGGTTAAATGATTTATTCACTTAATGATATTGAATATATGGCAAGTAAATGTAATGCACAAAGCATTACGCTCCATTGGGGAGCAAATTGGTATGATAATACCTCTGAACATTATCATATTAACATCCTTGGAGATGGAACAATCTATTCAGACTATGATAATCTTGATGTTACTTGTAGCCACACTTGGCACAGGAATACTGGTAATATTGGTATTTCTTTATCTTGTATGGGTGACGGTAGCATTTGGGCTGATGGTACTATCCAATGGGGTTCGGCACCTCCAACAGATGCTCAAGTTGATAAAATGGCGATGGTTGTAAACGCTATTTGTAAAGCCAAAGGTTGGGATATTAATTATGACCGTGTAAAGACTCATGCAGAATGGGCTGATATCGATGGATACGGCATCCATGATAATGACCCAGATATGCGTTGGGACTTACTAGCTATTCCGCAAGAAGCTGGAGACGGAGGTGACATTCTACGTGGTAAAGCAATTTATTTCCAACATCACCCAGAATTATGTAAAGACTAATATAAGACTAATCGGTTTTGTATTTATTCTTTTAATTGCGATATTTGCCCTGTATGGTGGTTATAAATTATTCCATAGGGAAACTATCGAGGAACATATTAAAACGCCTCCTATGGGCAAAATAACGAATTTTATGGGTACTCAAAACACCAAGACAACAGTTGGATATGTAAAAAAAGAATTTATTAATGGGATTAAAGAAGATACTGATGTCGAGGCAAATATAGAGCAGCCTAAAGTCACAGTTAAAGTTAATGGTAAAAAACAACAATTTGACTTGAAGCAAACAGAAACAAAAAAATTTGAAGATGGTAAGGTTGTGGTAGACCAAAAATCAGAAGTTACATTTGATGTAAAGGTTCCAGACCGCCATGAATTAAATGTATATGCTCAAGAAGAATTCCGTGCAGGCAAATTTCATCATCAAGTAGGTGTAGAAAAGGAAAATGGTAAATTTGTATATGGGGCAAAATATGACTTTGTAGACAAAGAACCTTTCTACTATGCACGCTATAACCTTGTAAAGATGTACACAAATTAATGGGGACGATATGTCCCCTCTTTTTTTTATGCCCATTTTAAAACTTCATCAAATCTTCACAAAAAAGTATTTGACAACCGAAAAATTTTATGGTATAATATGAATATACAATATTAGAAAACTTCATCGAAATTTCATCAAATTTTCACTTGACAAACCATTTTCGTTATGGTATAATACAGACAAGGAAAAGTGAAATGAGGTGACAAAATGTCAAGAAGAAAATACAAAATCAACAAAAACACTGGAGTTCATTTAGTAACTCATACTAGACAAACTGAAAAAATTGAGGTATGCTCAGTATGTAAGTTTGGAGAATTAACAAAAAATAATAAAGAAGTATTTTGCATTAAAAAGGGTATATTCAAGCCGTGCAAGTCTTCTCGTATATTAAAATGCTTTGTTCACAAGCAATAAATAAGTGAACCTCGAACCTATCTTGGAATACGGCATAGCGTTACTTCCGAACGGCAAACCAAGGCACTACGAAGTAAACGTATGATAGGTAAGAGTAAAGAAAACGCACTAATCAAGCGTAGCATATGGTGGCATACAATTATGCAAACATCGAGGTCCTGGTAAAACCGATGTAAAAGAAATAACAGCACCCGTTTAGCGAGCGTGGTGATAGGCGTTATAGGCTCGGCGGTACAGCTACCTCGATTCCTTAGTTCCCCGTCCTGGCGTGGCAACGATGAGAGCCTATGTGATAAGGCACCAGATAAAGACAGACCGAGGCTGGTTCGCTTGAAGCGAGAATCATCGTAAGGTGCACAAACACCAAGCCCCCGAACATGGGGGCAGTGCACCCAGACAGAGATTAAAAGATATTATATAAAGTAAATAAAAAAATACACGAAGTGTTTCATGAACGAAGTGAATGAACAATAACAACTACTCACAAACAAAGTTTGTTCGTATTCTCGTTACGAGCTAAAGCTCTACTCGAAGTATTTCTTTATAAGTTAAAAATTAGATTATCAACATTAGTTGATAATAAGTGAACCAAATACGTCAATAAGTGTTTGGTGAACGTAATCCTCGCAAACAAGTTTGCTACGTATCACTAATTTAGATAATCTACTTTTACCTAAATTATATCATTAGTATTAAATAAGAACAAATATTAATTACGAAGTCTTTAGACAAAGTAATTATGTGAACGAAGTGAGCAAAAGAACTTGACATATAAAAGCAAATGTGGTATAATACAGTTATCAGGAGGTGAAAGATGTATAATCTAACTTTAAAATTCAATTTAAAAAGCAATAAAACAGCAATTTTACATTCCCAATTAAAAAGTATGGCTGATATTACATCTGAAGTTAAATATGTGATAGCCTGCATTAACGCAAAGAAAACTATTTGGACATGCGGAACTAGCATTGATACTAATATTATCAAATCATTCGAATGGGAATATGAAGAAGACATGTTTAAGGAGAATAAAAAGGAGTAAAACCATGATATTTAAAATAGCATTTTTCGCAGTACTGGGAATATTATTTATTGTAGAGTCTACTTTTATAGTAAATTATATTAACGGGATAAGAATTGGATGTCCAGGTGTATTTTTTGGTATAGGTATAGTATTTGTTTATATGTTGACGTGTATACCTGATTTAAAAAATTCGAATAAACCAGATAAATATAGATATAGATATTATATGTAAAATAGGAGTATGTTATGAATTTCTGTGATTTACATAGCCATAGCGACTACTCAATATTTGATGGGTTCGCCACTATAGATGATAAGATAAAAAGAGCAAAAGAGTTGGGTTATACAGCATTAGCTATGACAGAGCATGGGACAACCACTGGACTAATGGAATTCTATCTAAAATGCAATAATGCAGGCATTAAACCAATACTAGGTTATGAGGGATATTTAAGTTTAGAACCAGATGTACAAGGAGGAGAAACATATCACATACTTCTTCTATGTAAGGATTTAACTGGTTACCGCAACCTTATGAAAATAGCTACATATGCTTCTGAACATTTCTATCGAAAACCACGATTAGGTTTTGAAATCCTTAACGAATGCAAAGAAGGTATTATTTGTAGTACAGCTTGTATTGCTGGTGTTTTAAGTTCTGAAAGACCAGACAATATGATTTATGACCTGCATAAAATATTTGGTGATGATTTCTACTTAGAGGTCCAACCACACAAGTTTAAGGAACAATATGAATACAATAATATGGTATTTGACCTAAGTGAGAAATACAATATTCCTGTAATTATCACTGGCGATAGCCACTATGTAATGCCAGAAGATGCAAGTACTCATAGATTATGGTTAAGTTTAGCGGAAGATAGCGAATACTATGGTAGTGGTGATTACCATATGATGAGTAAGTCAGAAATGGCTGAGTTCTTTAAATTCAATACAGATGAATACTTCCAAAATGTATCTGACATTATAGGTAAATGTAATGTTGAAATTCCTATGGGTGGAGAAAACTTCCCTAAATTTGACACACCAGACCCTCTTAGATTTATAAAGGATAAATGTAACGAAGGTTGGAAGAGATTAGGTATACAAAACAAGCCTAATTGGAGGCAATATAAAGAACAGGCTATGCACGAATTCGAAGTATTAGATAAATGCCATTACACAAATTATATGTGCATTATTTATGATATGTTAGAATTCTGTAGAAATAACAGTATCCCAATTGGTCCTGGTCGTGGGTCAGTAGGTGGCTCTCTAGTAGCATACCTTATGGGTATTACAGAAGTAGACCCTATTAGATTTAACCTTGTATTTGAACGATTTGCCAATCCAGAACGTGTCACATTGCCAGATAAACAATAAAATGTCGAGCTATATAGAAATATATAGTGTTAAGCCTCGTGAACCTTATAGCAAAAAGGGTGTGCCGAAAGGTGCTAACGGTGAAACTCCTTATAGGACAACACCGTGCTAAGAATTCACAGTCACGGATTGGAGGTTTACATGAAAAATGTAAAAGGATATGAAGGGCTGTATGCTATCACAACAAACGGTGACGTATGGAGTTATAAGTCAAATAAGTTTTTATCTACATTTGCAGGTAAAACTTCAAATTATTTGCAAGTAAAATTAACTAAGAACGGCGTAAGGAAACATCATCTAGTTCATCGTTTAGTTGCTTTAACTTACATTGATAATCCAGATAATTTACCTGAAGTTGACCATATTGATAACGACATACTTAATAACAATGTTAGTAATCTAAGATGGATAACCAGAAAAGGTAATTTATATAAGTCTTATAACACGATGGGACCGACTAGGAACCATAGGGTATGTTATGTATATAAGGACAATAAATTTATTGGGTTATTTAACTCTGTTTTAGAAGCGGCTAGATTTTGTGCAGAAGAATTTGGTTTATCTAAATCTTCTTTAGCAAAATATAGAAAAGTTAAAAATGTTAAAATAGTGGCTGTGAATTAAAGTGTAACGACTAGCCCAAAGGGGCGTAGGGTGGGTATTGCTCCATTCGAAGTGCGAGGGACCTAAGTCATTTATGATATGGTTAAGAGATAGTCTACTCCTTATGGTAACATAAGGTATTAAGGATCGACTGCGACGTCTCTTCAGATAGACGAGGCGAGGTTATTGAATACATTAGACAAAAATATGGTACTGTTCATCAGATTAGAACTATTAGCTACATGCAACCTAAATCATCTGTTCAAAGGGCTGGTAAAGCATTGGGGTATGAACCATCTGCTATAGATGAAATTTCAACTAAGATACAAACGTTAGATGAAGTAAAAGACGATAAGCTTAGAGAATTGGCTAAAAAATTCGATGGGCATATTGAAAAATATAGCGTTCACGCATCCGCCGTTGTCGTGTTCCCTAAAGATGTCTCAAATTGGTGTGCTATTGAAAAGAGTAAAGACTCATTCTCAGCGGCACAAGACTTCCACTTATTAGAAAAACAGGGAATTATGAAGCTTGATATTCTGGGATTAAAGAACTTAGATATTATAGATTGGACTATTAAACAAGTAGGTAAAGATAACTTATCTATTAGAGATATTCCATATCAAGATGACTATACATCACGTATGTTAAGAGCTGGCTTTACAGAAGGGTGTTTCCAAATAGAATCTAAAGGTATGACCGATATTATTAAGGCTATTAATACTTCTAAAGTAGAAGACCTTATCGATACAGTTGCTTTACATAGACCAGGACCACTAGATTCTGGTATGGTAGAGGTATTTGAGCGACGTAGGCAGGGCATAGAGCCAGTTACATATCTACACCCTAAGCTAGAACCAATTCTGAAGGATACAGAGGGTATTATTTTATACCAAGAACAAATTCTACAGATTGCTCGTGAGTTGTGTGGGTATACATATGGTGAAGCCGATAATCTTAGACGTATTATTGGTAGAAAAATTGTTGATGAAATGCAACCAGCTATAGATGAGATGGCGAAGAAGGGTTTAGAAAATGGAATTCCTAAAGAAATTATGCAAGAGATATGCGACGAGATTATCACTTTTGCTAATTATGGATTTAACAAAGGTCATTCTGCGGCGTATGGGCTTCTTGCGTGGTATACGGCGTATTTAAAAGCTCATTATACACCGGAGTATATGGCATCATTGATAGAAATGGCTTCAAGAGATACTCAATCTCGTGATAAGTTGGTGTTCTTTATAGAACACTGTAAAAGAATTAACGTGAATGTTTCAAAGCCAGATTTATTAAGAGGAAGTATGCAATGTACCACTAATGGCAGAACTGTTGTTATGGGTTTTAATACCATTGCTGGTGTTGGTCGCATTGAAATAGAACCGTCCAATAATGCTTTACAATTCTTAGAAAATAATTTACACTTAAATAAAACGATGCTTAAAAACATTATCAAGTCAGGTGCTTGTGATGATTATACAGATAAAACTAGGTGGGAATTATTAGAATATGTCGATTGGTTAAAGGATAAGCGTAAATCAAAAGGCGAGTTTAAATACTCTGGCGAACAGGAACAGTCATATGGAGAGATGGAATATGATGTTTTACGTTACACATTCACTGATATATTTAAAGAATACGATACGAGCATAGTAGATGGAAGTACAAATGTTATAGCATTGGTTACTAAAACCAAGGCACATAGAACAAAAAAAGGTAAACCTATGGGCTTTATAGAAATATATACACCTAGTAAAGGTGCTATTAAGGCTGTAATGTTTGAGCCAAAATTTGAACTACTCAATAAAGGTCAAGTGTATATCATGAGAATGGATAATACAGTAATACAAGATTTCATTGTCGCTAAAAAAACATTTGACAAATAATCTGTTTTGTGGTATAATACAGGTAAAGGAAGTAGATAACCTTTATTTATATTTTAGTTTACAAGGAGACACTATGAATCAAGAAAAAATCAAAGAAGTTTTCGAAGTATTGAAAGCTCCATTCCACCCAGATGATATTGAGTGGAGACCTCAACGCTTTGTTAAAAATGGTAAAACGCAAGCACTAGCTTACGTTACTGCTCGTGCAGTTATGGAAAGACTGGACGAAGCTGTAGGTCCTGCAAATTGGGATATGGGTTTAGAGCCTATTGATATGGGCGTTACATCTAAACTCGATAAACAAGGGAATACCACAGACCTTAAAGGCTTTAAGTGCACTCTAATTCTCCGTATTGAAGACGAAGATGGTAATGTGCAATTTGTACAGCGTGCTGATGTAGCAAATCTAACAGATTTTGAGGCTATTAAGGGTGGTGCTTCTGGTGCCATGAAACGAGCGGCAGTCCAATTTGGTATTGGTCGATACCTATACGGTATTGGTGATACTTGGGCTGAAACAGACGACTACGGCCGCATCAAGTCAGCCCCTAGATTACCAGACTGGGCATTGCCAGATGGTTTTACCTATCCAAATACGCCATCTAATGTAAAATATCCTACACAACCAGCTCATGACAGTGGGGATATTCCAGTTACTGGGTTTGACACTGATGCTGACGACGAATATGGTGGCTCAGATGATAACCCATTAATTACGTTTGGTAAACATAATGGCAAACGTTTTAGCGATATCCCATTAGATTATATCCAATGGCTATCTAATAATGCTCAAAAACCAGACATTAAAGAAGCGGCTAAGCGATGGGTAGAAAAACATGGTGGCTCTGGTTCTGAGGATGCTCCATGGTAATCTCAATGGAAGTAGCTAAAGAGCTAGGTGCTGTATCTGCTATTTTTCACGGATATATTCATGAAAAATCTAGAAAAGGGATTATGGTAAAAGGGGTTCTAGTAACCCCTATATCCCATAAAGAATTACTAGCTCTAGGTATTATAAGAAAAAGTGCTATTATTAGCCATTTAAGAAGCTTGATTGAACATGGCTATATTGTTATGACATCTAAAATAAATACACCTGATGATAAAGTACCATTTGCTAAATTGCAAACATCAAAGGGTTATTTATATATGGGTACAACTGATAAGGTTAAATTATAGACTACTCAATATTAATAAAGATATAAAATATGTGCCATAAAGGAGAGTGATATATTGACATATGCTGGTAAACTGCAAAAGGTTGTTACATTGTATCTAAAGAAATGTTCAGATAAGCCTGCTTTCACACGAGGTAAACCAAGCCAAGATTATTGGAGAATACGAGGATACTTTTTTAAACAAGACCCTGACATTGTGAATATAGTATATGACTTTCTTTTAGAAATGCCTAATCGAGATATTGTTCCTCCATGGACAATTATAGATAGGGCTAGGGCGTATCAAACAGAATTAAGATGGAAAGAAGTTAAGGAGGAAAAAGTAAAGAAACATGAGGCAGTCAACCCTTATTCATTTGATAGTTTAATGAATCTATAGGAGTTGATATTTATGAATAACAAACAAGAAATTTTACAACGCTTGACATCTATTATTGATTATGCTACACTGTCTAAGAAGCAAAACGAACTTGGACAAGGGGTTTATATTGCAATCATTAAGGATTTATGTGTTGAAATTGAAGAGCTGTTAGGAGTAAAAGAAGATTGAGTGTAGAAAACCTATTAAAAACAAAAGTAGACATAGTAGAATATATCGGTAGAACAACAGAATTAAGACATAAAGGCTCGCTATTTGAAGGAAGATGCCCAATTCACGGGAGTGATGAGGGCACTCCTTTAGTAGTTTATCCACAAACTAATAGTTATTTTTGTTTCGCTTGTGAAAGCGGAGGAGATATTATACAGTTCGTCAGTGACTATGAGGATGTATCTCGCACAGTAGCTATAAAGAAATTAGCACAAGAGTGTAATATTAACTTAGACTCTGATGAAAACTGGAATAAATCAGTTAAGGTAGAAGAAGATTGTAAACGCATTATTGAACGCTCGGTAAAGCAATTGCCTAAAATACATGAGTACCTAAAGAAACGTGGTTTTACAGATGAAACTATTGGTGACTTTAAATTAGGATTTGACTCTGATTGTCTTGTAATTCCTATTTACAACGAATATGGTCAGCCAGTTGCTATAGCTAAACGGCAATTTGACCGTAGTCCTAAATACATTAACACACGCAACAATATAATGTATGATAAATCCGCCTTGTTATATAACTTAGATAAGGTTATCAAGCAAAAGAAAAAAGATACCCTATATATGGTCGAAGGATATATGGACGCTATTAGTGGACATCAAATGGGTTTGTCTACAGTTGCGTATTGTGGTAATGAAGTACATAGGGACCAATTACGTACACTACAGCGGACTTTACGAAAAATTCCTACTATTATATATTGCCCAGATAATGATGTGGAAGGTATTAAACGTGTCCCACGTGTGCGTGACTATTTCAAAGAAATTTTACCACGTGCAACAGTTAGAATACTAGAACTGCCAGATGGTATTAAGGATTTAAATGATGCATTGTTGGCTGGAGTTGATATTGATTCTTTACCAAAAACACATATTGATAAATATGTATTGTGGTTTATGTTAGATAGTTGTAAATCTCCAGAGGAGGAATACGATGTAGCTCATAACTTTTTAAAAACTGTAAGCAATCCACTATTTAAGGCGGATATAATTAAAAAGCTATGTGAACGTTGGAAAAGAGAGTTCTCGGAGTTAAAGGATTTCTTTGAAAACTATCAAGAAGATACAGACGAACTCGTCCAAAACGCGGCGACAACACAAGAATCTATTGATGATTTAAAAAACTTATATCTTCGAGGAGAATATAAGACACATTTTAAGTGCTTAGATAATTGTATCGGTGGTATGGTCAAATCTCATGTGATGATTGTAGGGGCATATTCATCATCTGGTAAAACTGATTGGCTTATTGAGTATATCTTGCGACAAGTTGTTGCTAATAAGGCTAGAACTATATTCTTTTCCTTAGAAATGTCTAAGGGTAAGGTTATGGAACGTATTATTGCTAAGATTCTCCAAATCCCTTTACGTGATGTAAGAGACTTGGTTCTAAATGGGGATGAACGTATAGCTCAGGTTGAAGCTAAATTAGCTGAACGATTAATTATCTATGATGATAATGGTCTATCAATCGATGATATAAAGGCTCGTATCATAGCTTGTAACCGTAAAAATACTTTAGGTGGACCAGTTGATATTGTGGCTGTAGACTATTTCACGTATCTCAAAGGTGCTAACACATATGAAGGGGCTTCGGAACAGGCTTTAAAAATGAAAGGCATAGCAAAGGAATTAAATATTATCTTTGTAATGCTCAGCCAATTAAACCGTGGAGCTAATACATATAATGAGCCTACTATGGATTTACTTCGTATGACTGGCGATATTGAAGCTAGTGGCGATGTTATTATTATGCTATGGAGACCCGAGAAAGAACCAGGTCTTTCATTACAAAAGCAGGAAGAATTAAAAAACATTACTCGCATGAAGGTGGAGAAAGCACGTGATGGTATATACGGACCAATGCGTATGGAGTTAAAATATAATTCTAATACATCAAGATTAGAAGAAATCGCTTGACAAAGTGTATCATTTATGGTATAATATGGGTAAGAGGTGATGATATGACAGTAGGCGAATTAATAGAAAAACTACAAAAATATGACAAACACCAAAAAGTCATACTAGATATCAACGATAATTGGGATAATCATAGTCGTGATATTGAGGCTATATATGAAGATTATCTTATTGATATGCATGGAATCTCACATAACGAAAAATGCGTATATTTAGAAACAGAAATTTAAAAAGAGGAGAAACTATATCATGACAGTAAAACAATTAATAGAAAAATTACAAGAATACCCTAAAAACACCGTTGTTCAGGTAGGTGCGAGTTACTCTTGGGATTATTGTCAAGGTAATATAACTGATATTATTCCAGATAAACCCCGTACCGAATATAGAAAGTCAGATATCGGTAAAACATGTATATTGTTATTAGCTGACAATGATAAGGAATTGGGAAAATAGTTATGACTGTACGACAATTAGTAGACTTGTTATCAGACTATAGCCCCAATACATTAGTTAAGTTTGAATATTATGATGGTGATATACAGCTTGACAGTAATATATCAGACGTGTATATGGGGAAAATATCGGATTATGGTAGTAATAATAGTAATATAGAATGTATTTATCTATACGGAGATGACTCATAAATGAAAGTACATGAACTACATAATATTTGGTATGACGGGAATAGAAGCGACCCGATGTTTATGATTATCTGTAAGAATATGCTTGATTATATGCGTATTGAAACAACAGAAGATAGTATTTTATACGAAGTTATGAGAGATGATGTCAAGTATAATACCGAGGATTGTTTGCGTCTACTTACAGAGGAGGAGGAATAGGTGCCATATACAAAGTATATTTGCCCAGACGGACACGAGGTCGGTATAGATGAATGTCTTACAGCTTGTAGATTAGAAGGGCAAATCAATCCAAATACTGGAGAATTATATTGCCCAGCTGGTAGGTGCCTTTCTAAACGTACTCTTATTGCTATAGCAGACCAGAGAGAGTGGACTGGTACTCCTAGTACTACTCAGCTATTAGCTGGTACCAGGGAAAATTATTTGAAAATTACACAGGATTATGCAATAAATCCGATGGATTCACTCTTTATGTTACATGGAACCAAGGTACATGATTATTTAGAAAAATACACAGATGAAGACGGTATTTCAGAAGTAAGAATTGATGATGGTACTTCTACTGGTGCGTTTGACTATTACTCATCTGAGAACGGTGGGACATTATATGATAATAAGACGTATGGCTCTTGGAAAGTAGCTAAGGTTTTAGGCTTATATACAAAGCGTGTTCCAACAGGAGAGGTGTATAAGACTGGAGCTAAGAAAGGTCAGCCGAAATTTCGGAATGAAATTCGTACTGACGGAGCTAAACATAGGTTAGACCTAGCAATCCAACTTAATGATTATCGGATGAAGATAGAAAAAGAATTAAAGAAACCAGTAAATAATCTGGTATGTGAGGTAATCGTGCGCGATGGTAATACATATATTGCAACACAACGAGGTATCACTAGCCCTGGTTATTTAGTTCCTATTAATAAGATAAGTGATAAGTGGATTGAAAGGTACATGAAAAAGAAAGCCAATGATCTAACAAAGGCTTTAGAAACAGGTACGTTACCCCCTCCATGTAGGAATTCCGAATGTTGGGGTGGTATGAAATGTGAACGCTACTGTAATGTAGCTAAGTTTTGTGATAAAGGAAAGAAAAATGAAAACGATTAATTTAGATAAGTTTGACGTATTGTCGGCTAACCATCTGACACTCATTGGCCAATTATTCCTAATGAAAAATAAACAATATGCCAGTGGTAACGATGTGTTGTCAGCTTTTAAAGAAAGTGCTAAACGACAGTTTGGTGAATTGACACAAGACGGCGCATTTAAGGCTTGTATGCAATTTAAAGATAAACACGATTTAGCTTTGTTACAGCATGGTACATTGCTACCAGATGCGAAAGAGCGTTTGTATGATATTGTAGTTTATTGTTTGTTGGGTTTAGCAATTTTAAGTGGTGAAGATGAAGAGTTGCAAAGTATCTAAAAACTGTTTAACAACTAAAGACCAGTGTTGGATATGCGACGATTATGGGTTATATAGACCAAAAAATAAATCTATATTATCACCAAGACAAGAGGAAAATAAAATCGCACGTAAGCTAGAAAAGAAGGTTAAAAAACAATCTTCTGCTAGTAAACGTGGGAAAAGCAACAGGCGTAACGGAAGAAATGCCGAAAGAGAACTGGTTGCTTGGTTTGATAAGATTGGATTAACATCTAACTTAGTACCGATGTCAGGTGCATTAAAATCAGCTAATATAATTAAGGCTTTAGCTAATGATGAAATGGTTGAAAAAATGCGTGGAGACATCAAGGTAGAAATTAATGGTAACACATTTACAGTTGAGTCAAAACGCAATGTAAACTCGGATGCGTGGTACAAGAAAGCTGAGGACGGTATCGTCCACATTGATGGTTTTGCTTACTTACTAAGGCAGGATTTGTTCCATGCACTAATAAATGGTGTTAAATTAGACATAGCCAACACGATACCTGATAAAGGGTTTAAAATAGTTCACACTTATTTTAACCAAGATAATAGCGACATTGTGGTAATATCAAGACCATATTGTGATAGGTTATTTTACCTAAAGGAGGAAACATATGAAAAAATTATTAGACAAAGAAAAAGGTCTTAGCGTATCTTTAAAGGCAACTATCGAAGACAACAAGGCTAAAGTGGACTCTGATGTCCAAGTACAAGAAGCTACTATTATTGAAGTAATTTCACTATTACTCGCAATGAATGAAGCTATTATTAGTGGTCTTGAAGTAGACTTTATTAAGCCAGCTGTTATGAAAACTCTTGGTAACGCTTTGATTGAAATGGCTAATGGTAATTTCAAGGAAGATAAAAAACTTTTAAGTTAATAGTATAATTAAGGAGAATTGTTCAATGTATATTTTATCAGACGATAGTAAAAAATTAATTAATGCTTGCTCTTTGTTTGTAAAACCTAAAAAGGACAAAACAGATTTAAATAAAATTACAAGTTATATGGTATTGGGTTCTATTGCAAACGGCGTGAGTGTTAAAATTAAAGAATTCGACACTGAAGAAAAAGCACAAGCATTTATCGAGCAGGTGGCAGTTGATATTTCTGCCAATAAAAGAGCAAAGGAATAATAAATGAAAAATCTATCAGAATTAAAGGCAAGTTACGATAAGCTAAAACTCTGGTATGATGATTTAGAAGATACTGATGCAAGCTCCGCATTCGGCATTATGAAAGAGGCTTCTGCACTGCAATCTAGCTTTGAGTTCTTGTCAGCGGATTTAGGCAAAGAATTAAGCGATGCTGAGCGTAGTGCGAAAGCTACTCATGCTACAGTTAGTAGCTCATTGTCAACTAAGGTAAATGAGGGAGATAGGTTGGCTACAAAGTCGATTGAGGTATTGGAAGCCTGGGAACACGTATCTTCAATACAGCGTTCTCAGCGTTATATTGATGCCATATCTAAGCACTTGTCTCGCATATACTTTGACTCAAAATTGATATTTGAAAATGCTTGTAGAGCTATGCGTCAGCCAGTAGGAGTTGATAAGCTTGTTGGACATGTTTGACAAATTAACAGAATTAGCGTATAATACTGGTGAAGAGATTTTTGAGATGTATAGGACTCCAATAGATGTAATTGTCTCGGAACCCTATATGGCTTTCATCATCATTATGGATAATAAAATAGTATTTAAATATCAGATAGGAGACAGATTATGAAGGATAAAATATTTGGGTTCTTGTATTTGTTAGGCAACTCTGTAATGAGAGCTGTATGCATCGCCTTAATATTGATGTGGGCTGTACTTGTACCATATTTATACTTTACATCTAACCATAGCTTAGCGGAGTGGTTTATTCCATTAGTATATGGCTGTTCCTTTGTTAGCATTATGAAGTGCTTACGAGATTTATTAAACGACGACTTTGGAGAAAATGACGATGAGTTCCCAAAAGTTTAAAAGGTATGATAAAGTAAAAACTCCAAAAGGCATTATTGTAATCCAATCTATACAATACGACCCTAAGAGTGATGAATACTCTTATTCTATCTTAGGTCCTAAGAGCCATTTTTGGAGGCAAAGTGAGTGTGAATTGGTAGAAAGGTATAAGAAAGCATGAGTCTATTAAGCGAAGAATTTATTTCGACATTTCCAGATTTCCCAAAGCATATGGGGAATCTAGCCAAGCTCGTTTACTACCGTACGTATTCACGTTGGTTACCAGATGAGGGTAGACGTGAAACGTGGCAAGAAACTTGTGTGCGTGCAGTAGAATATAACTGCTCGTTAGCTAATACATCTGTGTATGAAGCACAGAGATTATTCACAAATATGTTTAATCTCAAACAATTTATAAGTGGTCGTTCATTGTGGATTGGCGGTAGCGAAGCGAGTAAGAAAACTAAATTAGCAAACTTTAATTGCTCGTTTGTAGTCATTGATAGTATTAAATCTATTTGTGATTTATTCTATTTACTAATGGTCGGTACTGGCGTAGGTGTCCGCATACTACCAGGTGATGTTTTTAAATTACCAACATTTAGAGATGATGTAATCCTACATTCTCAATACAACACACATTCCACTAAGCAACGTGGTAGAGAGCAAACCATCACAGAGCAAGAAGATGATATATTCATTATTAGAATTGGTGATAGTAAAGAAGGTTGGGTAGATGCTTTGCGTGCATATCTAAACTTCATGGCTTCTGATACAGCATGTAATCATATTCTAATTGATTATACTGAAATTCGTGTTAAAGGTTCTACCTTATCTAATTTTGGTGGCACAGCAAGTGGCTATGAGTCTATTATGGATATGTTCACAAAAATCCACCATGTAATTCAAGATGGAAAATTCTCTTCTAAACCTGATGGTGGTAAACTACGTCCTATTCACTGCTTAGACATCTGCAATTTAATTGGACAAAATGTAGTTGTTGGTGGCGTGCGACGTACGGCGGAAATTGCTATTATAGACCCTCATGACAAAGAATGTGTACATGCTAAGGATAATATCCAGCCTGGCATGGAACATAGATATATGAGTAATAATAGTATCTATCAAGAGGTAAAACCTAGTCGTGAAAAAATTCATGAACTATTTGACTCTATCCGTAAGTCTGGTGAACCTGGTATTATTAATGTAGCAGAAGCAAAACGCAGACGTCCAGACTTTGCAGGCGTAAATCCTTGCTGTGAAATTATATTACCACCTAATGCTGTGTGTAATTTGACAACAGTTAATATGGTAGCGTTTGTAAATGATGACGGTTCTGTAGACTGGGATGGGCTTGAATTAGCCTTTATATTATCTACTCGTGCTGGTTATCGTATGACATGTGTAGATTTAGAACTAGACGGGTGGAACGAAGTACATCATAGAGACAGATTAACTGGTTGTTCTATGACTGGTTGGCAAGACTTTATTGCTAAGATGAGTAACGGAGTTTTAAGGCGTGCTGGTGGCAAGGTTGGCATTCTTAAATGGTTGCGTGCTATTGTTCACGACGCTGGTCATACTATTTCAGATGAGTTAAAAACTCCTGTACCATTATTGATGACGGCTTTAAAACCAGAGGGTTCATTAAGCTTAGTAGCCAATGGTGTTTCTCCAGGAGTTCATTGGCAACATTCCCCATATTTCATTAGACGTATTCGTGTAAACGCACATGACCCATTAGCTTTAACCGCTAAGGAACTTGGCTGGCAAATCCATCCAGAAGTTGGTCAAGATATGGAGACAGCTACAACTATTGTAATTGATTTTCCAGTGCATAGCCCAGCTACTGTAACTAAAGCAGATGTACCTGCTGTTGAACAATTAAAAGAATATATTCTGTTCCAAGAGTATTATACAGATATGAATACGTCTAATACCATTACTGTTAAACCAGAAGAGTGGGAAGAAGTAGAAGATTTTGTATATAATCATTGGGATAGTATGTTAGGTGTTACATTCCTAGAATTAAATTCTACATATTATCCTCTAATGCCATACGAGGAGTGTACAAAAGAAGAATATGAAGAACTAAAATCTAAAATGAAAGAATTTGACCCAGTATTACTTAACCAATTAGAATTAAGTACAAGAAATATGGGTAAAGAATTTGAAATTTTAGACGATAGAAGTGAATGTGCGTCTGGTGTTTGCCCTATCAGATAGGTGTTGACAAACAATCACATTTGTGGTATAATACAGGTATAGTCAAGTTGGTGAGGCACAAAGCAAAACTTCATCAAACTTTCATCAAATAGGGGTTGACAAGCACCTCTGGATGTGGTATAATATGGGTGTAGGTTGAGCTAAAGGGTGTCCACGACCTAGTGCTCACGAGTTATGATTAAATAGTAGGAGGTATACTATGAACAAAGAAACAATGACAATTAGAAAAGCACTAACACAAAAGAAAGTACTAGATAAACAAATTGCAGAATTATCTTCTACTAAATTTGTAGCTATTGCGACCTCTAACCGTACAGTTATTGACGGTATGAAACAAAAGGACTGGGTGGTAGACGCTCAGGCACGTTTTCAGTCTCTTAATGATAAGCTAAAGAGACGTGAAGCTATCACTAATGCTATTATGAGTGCTAACGCAAATCATACGATTACAGTAAAGAAATTTATCGGCATTGATAAGCAATCTGATGAATATGAATCTATCTCTTTTGCGTCTGCTATCGCTCGTAAAAAGTATTTATCTGATTTGCTGGTATCTATTGTCAAACGGATGCAAAAAGCAATCCTTGATAACTCCAATGCGTACCAAGCAACGGAACGTCAAATGGATGAAAAAATTACAGAGAGACTATATCAAGAGTTCTCTGCTGTAACTCAGGCATCAGGTAAGGCTCGTCAAGAAAGAGAGGCAGAGTTACGTGAGCAATACTCAGTCGAGCTTCTTGACCCTAATAAACTAGCGGAAAATTTAATGTCTTTCAAGGAATACATTGAAAATTATTTAGCTGAAATTGACTCTATTTTAGGTCATGCAACTGAGGTTACTGAAATCACAGTTGAATATTAATTAGTATTGCTATAGTATCGTTCAACACTAAGAGTGATACGGAGGTATTTGTTTGTTGGTTGTTTCTACTCTAAAACAAATGAAAGCATACCGACACACCTACTTGAAATGGGTATAAAGATGAAAATTGGAGTGGCTGTGCCCACAACGCTTATAGAGACTGGGACTAAAGCGTCTAAGGTAATCTTTAATCTTTAAGGATTAATATTAAGTACTTAATCATTAAACTAGATTAATCATTACTATCAAGCTCTCAATCTTCAATCTCTAATCGCTTATAAAATCCATGAACTCATTGTTTCGCCAGTATCTGGCACAGAGTTGACAACATGGCTGGTATTATAGCAATATCATACTTCTCTTTATTGGTGTAGTTATTCTCAATAATTTACAGCTCCGTAAGGGGCTGTTACATGGGTGATTAGCTCAGCTGGGAGAGCACCTGCCTTACAAGCAGGGGGTCGCAAGTTCAAACCTTGCATCGCCCACCATTTACATGGGTGGTTGACAGAGAGGCTTATTGTATCTCTTTGCTAAAGAGACGTCGTATAAAAGCGACCACAGGTTCGAATCCTGTACCATCCTCCAACATGGCTCGTTAGTCAAGTGGTTAAGACATCGCTCTTTCACAGCGAGAACGGTGGGTTCAATTCCCCCACGAGTCACCATTCGGTACTTATATACTATTGTTAAAGGCTTGCCATACCATGGGTGTTTTGCTGTATATACCATTCAACAGCTATATATTAGTTTACAGGTAAAACAAAGCCCTTGTGGGCGGAGACGGTGGGTTCGATACCGACCATATATAGTGGTGTTATATTCTTGGGTAGTTCAATGGTAGAGCATCTGGCTGTTAACCAGAATGTTGGGGGTTCGAGTCCCTCCCCAAGAGCCATGTCGTTGTAGTCAAGATGGATAAAGACAACAGACTGTAAATCTGTCGCTTATAGCTTCGGAGGTTCGAATCCTCCCAACGGCACCACATGGAGACTTAGCTCAGTAGGTAGAGCAACAGGTTGAAGCCCTGTGTTTAGCATTGGTTCAATTCCAATAGTCTCCACCATAAGGTGTAGTCAACCTTAAATCACTTCATCTAAAATGACTCTAAATCCATTCATTTAATGGTCGGTATTTTGAGTTTGCCGTTAAGAAGATAACGATATACACTGTTTTTCTGAATTTAAAGAACGGATGTATTTTGTTTTCTTAACTCATGAACATGGAAAGTTGGCAGAGTCTGGTTTAATGCAACAGTCTTGAAAACTGTCGAGCAGAAATGCTCCGTGGGTTCGAATCCCACACTTTCCTCCAGAGCCTTGATATTGAATTACGGTTTAATATCGCCTATCGGGTTACTTACGGGTTTCTTGGTAGGATAGGCATGTTATGGGTATAGTGTAATGGAAACACGTTGGTCTCCAAAACCAAAGATAGAGGTTCGATTCCTCTTACCTGTGCCATATACCCCCTATGATGAAACTGGCAAACATACTGGACTTAGAATCCAGGTTCTGTAGGTTCGAGTCCTACTAGGGGTACCAACATTGTGGTGTAGTGTAATGGTAACACAGAAGACTTTGACTCTTCTATTCTAGGTTCAATCCCTAGCACCACTACCAATATTGCGGAGTAGTCCAATGGCAGAGACACGAGTCTCATAAGCTCGTATGGTGTGGGTTCAAGTCCCATCTCCGCTTCCACATGGTCTCATGGAGTAAGGGTTATCTCGTCACCCTGTCAAGGTGAAGACTACGGGTTCAAATCCCGTTGAGACCGCCAGACCTCTTGGGGGCTTACGATACTATAAATCTTTTCTCCTTTCAATTTATAGTCGTATCCCCCTATATGAGGTGTATCATGGTGAGATTAAGGTAACACCTTATGAACGCCCTTATAAAATTAAATTTATTAAAGGAGGTTTTATATGAAGAAGTTATTTATGATTATGGCAGTATGTGTCCTGTCCCTGTGGGGACAAAGTGCTGACGCTAGAATGATGGAAGTGAGTGCGTATACGCATTCTGGTGGTGTTATGGCAAATGGCGAGTACCCATATGTTGGTGCTGTCGCTAGTGATGACCTACCATTAGGTACTACAGTTATTATTAATGGCTATCAGTATGTTGTAGCCGACCGTTTTGGTGGCGGTTATACTGATATGATTGATATTTTTGTAGACACGGAAGACGAAGCTATACAGTTTGGCAGGCAGTATTTAGATGTCACTGTAGTATAGGTGTTCCCATGGACTTGTTTGAAAGAATAATCTTTTGGTGTATTTCTGGTGTTTGCATATTAAGTATTTTGCAAATACTCATAACATTATATGTGATATCTGGTGGCAGAATTGGGTAGTGTTATGTACATAGAAAAAGAAACGCATCGCAAGGTAAAAGCTCGACAGAGCATCATATTTGATAGTATTTTTTGGATTATCGATTACGTTGATGAGCCACCAGTGAATTATGTATATTCAGATAGTGAATTTAAAAGACTTTTTGAGGAAGGAAACTGATATGAGTAAAGTAGTAATTACCCCACAAACTGAAGAAGTATTAACATTAGTAATGGTCAATGGGCAACTGGCATCCTTAAAAATTATGTTAGAAGAGTGCCTAGATTGTAGTATGTATTTAGGGGATTCGAGCAGGGAATTAATTGAGGAGACTTTAAACGACGTATTGGTCCATATGGATAAACTCCGAGATATTTTCGATGAAGTTGCAGAACTTGGTGGTGAGGAATAATGGATTGCGATACTAGCAGTCCAATTCACCTCGTGGAGTACACAAAACCAGATGTAGCCATTAGAGCGATGAGCAAGTGTTATGGCAAACAATGCACGCTTGATTCCTTAGTCAATGCGTGCAAGTCTGGTCATTGGTCGTTGTTAGAGCACATACATGTTTCTATGGATGTATTGTGTAGCCAAAAGGTTCTTGCACAATTAAGCAGACACAGACATTTTAGTTTCACAGTTCAGTCAACACGTGGTTCTAATATTATTACCAATGGGTTTTATAACGGGTTTGACACAGAAAACGGAATGATGAGACAGGCGTATGGCATTATATCTGTGATGTTTAACAACTTGTTGGCTAGAGGCGTACCTGTCGAGCAGGCTTCTTATATTTTACCATTAGGTGTAAAAGTAAGATTGAATATGAGTGGTAACTTACGTTGTTGGCTTGAGTATCTGAAACAGAGACTATGTAAAAGAGCAAGTAAAGAGCATCAAGAAATTGCTCGTGCTATTTATAGTAGGTTGAACTTACTTTATCCTAGTTTGTGTAACCTAGAAATGCTTGGTATGTGCGAGAACTGTAAGGAACTATCGTGCGATTTCACATCACATAAAAAGAAACAAAAAGAACCAGTAAGAAAGGAATTACAATGAAATACTTAAAGATTAAAGAAGAAGAATGGCATAATTTGTTGGAAGGTTACCTATATAATATTGGTACATGGAAGAATGACAGGGAAAAAGCAGAATTTTATCAACAATTATTTGAGAGTGTGGCTTCAATGATAGAAGAATCTAATGGGGATTGGCAATAATGAGAACATACAATATTGTAGATACAAATATTTGTATCGGTAATCTATATAAAGATAAAACTGGAGACCATATCGTGATTGATATGGCTGTGGATTGCTTTGGTGATATAGGTAATATCTCACTTCTAAAACTGCGTACGAGTAGTGGAATTGTTGAAGTAAAACAACCTCAAGAAGTTCTGGAAATGGAGTATATGGGCAGAGTTAATATGCAACCTTTTTATGACGAGGTTGACAGAGCTCAGTTTATGTATTATAGTAAGAAACGGAATAGTACTGAAGTAGTTGAACTATATAAAAAATACAAAACGTATCTGAATAATGAAGAAATAGAAGTTGAGCGTGTACTTAGCGACCAAATCACAGAAAAAGAATTTTTACGTCAACGCTGGATGGAGCTTGATAAAATAATGCGTGAATACTTAGGAATGGAGGTGTAATATGGAACCTATTATTAGTCCTTGGTTAATATATCTGGCTGGTATCGCAAATCCACTTAAATTCTCTCTAGGTTTAATAGCATTTTTTGGTACTATCGCTTGCTTTATTATTGGTGGTTACTATTTTATAGAGTCGCCTTGGGAAGGTTGCAGTACTGAAGAACGCCAGCGAGCTGAAGCTAAGCAAAAAGCATCTTTAAAGTTAATAAAGATAGTTATTCCAATTACATTTGTGTCATTCCTGTTGCAAGCCTTTATCCCAGATAAAGATACATTGATAGCTATGGCTGTAGCCAATGTTGTCACCGTTGATAATATTCAAGGTGCTAATGCGTTTGTTAAAACAAACGTCCAAGATTATATCAATATGATTACAGATGCTGTCAATAAAGTAAAGTAGGTGACCATAATGTTATGGACTATCTTTATACTATTTATTGTTTGGTTGTTATTGGCAACTGTGTACCAAGAAGAGATATTCGACATATTAGACTATATAGTTAATCGTATCAAGGAAGGAAAATAAAATGAAATTTTTAGGTTTGAAATTAGCTGGGCTGGGTGTCTTAGTCCTGTTAGCATTTGCCCTTATCTATAATACTACGTATATGATTTCTGCTGGTCATGCTGGTGTAGTATTTAACAAAATGGACGGTGGTATTCAACAAGAAACACTTGACCAAGGTTGGCATGTAGTGGCTCCGTGGAAACGTGTTACAGAATACCCTGTTAGCACAGAGTTAGCATACTACATTGACGGTAATCACGAAGACCGTAAAGACGTAGACGATAGTATCGTTATTGGTACAAAGGACGGTAAAACAATTAAGGTGGATGCACAAGTTACATATCATATGAATCAAGATTCTTTGCCTCATATCTACAATAAATTTAAAGGTCAAGACGATAGTATTATTGAATACGGCTACATGAAACAAAACTTCCAACGTATCGCTAATGATATTTCTTCTCATTATTCTATGATGGATATTGTAGGCGAAAAGAAAGAAGCTTTTAACCAAGAATTACTTAAAGAAGTATCCGAATTCTTCGACCAAGATGGTATTATCATCGAGCAAGCTTCACTTGGTAAAGTAGAGCCAGACAATGCGACTAAAGAAGCTATCCAAGCGGTAGCAAATGCTCAATATAAACAACGTCAAGCAGAATATGAAAAGATTGCCGCTGAAGCTGAAGCTAAGAAAAAAGTGGCAGTCGCTGAGGGTGATGCACAAGCCAAACGTATCCAAGCAGATGCTGAAGCATACTATAATGCACAAGTGGCTTCTAGCTTAACTCAAGAAATGGTACAACTTAAACAAGTTGAAAAATGGGATGGCAAATTGCCTACATATTCTGGTATTGCTAGTGGTTTGTTTAATTTTAAATAGGGGGTAAAGTATGGAAGATTATCTAGTGCCTTATACTCCATATAGAAGTTTTGATGTGGTATCTCTATATAAGGGGACAGACATTAAAATTCCACAACGTAGTACGCAACAAAGTGCTGGCTATGATTTAGAGTCAGCTGAAACTGTGGTGATTGGGGCAGGTGAAACTGTCCTAGTCCCTACTGGATTAAAGGGGCTCTTCCCACCAGATGAATTTATGGCTATATATCCACGCTCGTCTTTAGCTGGTAAATATGGTATCACATTAGCTAATTGTGTTGGTATTGTAGATAGTGACTATGCTAATAACCCAGACAATGAAGGTCATATCCAAGTATTATTAAAAAATACTACAGATAGTGATTATGTTGTTAAAAAGGGAGATAGAATAGCACAGGCAATCTTCCAGCCATATATGATTACTGACCATGATAGACCTCGTGGTACTCGTACTGGTGGGTTCGGCAGTACAGGTGAATAAAATGGAGGCACTAAATAAGATAACTGAAATGTTAGAAAGGGAAACAGTACAAGAGCACACTCATTTAGCTGGTATTCTAGTACAGTTACGCACTGTTGGATACACGCATGTAGAATATACAGGCAATAATTATTTGGTATTTACTGGTCCTCATGTGCAAAGGTTCAAAGCAGAATTACCACGGATTATTAGTGCGAACTTAGCTTCTATTTTTGGTAGAGGTCCTAGAAATATTGATGACTTATTAGTCTTCAAGTATTTCCAAATCGGTATGAATATCTACCAATCGAATATCGAGCAGAATCACGATAGTGGGTATCTTATTCAACATAAACCGAATATATTACGTGCCCGTATTTCTAAACATGGCGGTGAGTATATTGCGACACTGAACGGAGTTATCAAAGTTAATCCAGGTGATTGGATTATTACGGGTGTTAATGGTGAGCAATACCCTTGTGACCCTGAGATATTCAAAAAATTATATGATGTAGTAGAACAGGAGGTTTAATGGTACATTATTTCGTAGTTGACTACGGTAATATAGGAGACCTCTACAACATCGGTGTATTGGGTGAAGATAAAAACCTAATTAAACAATACTTAATGGAACATTCAAGAAACGTGCGATATTTAAAATCGTGTGAGAGAAAAAAGAAGACAGGTAAAGATATTGGGGTTGGTATCATTGTTAGTTGTAGATACCTCCCCAAGTGCCCAAAAGGACTAGCACCAGATGAACGAGGTACTGTCCTATGAAAGAATCAATGATACAAGAAGCCATCACATTATTTGAACATTCTGGTGAAAAGGCTTTAGAAGAAATCAACTTTGCTATGAAGTCATGGGAATATACGAATTCCGTAAACGAATATAGAAAAGTTGATAAACTTTCTCAATTATTTTTTGAGAAATATGGTAAATCTCCAGAAGAGATTTATATTAAAAAAGAAGAACAGCTGGTTTTGCTACATTTTGCGATGTGGTTAAAACAGTACTTATCCTCTATGGACCCAGTAAGTTGGGGGATTTGGAGAGATACAATTATATACGGTTTGTCTACAAAAGAAATGATGAAAAAATACGGTATTACACGTGACAGTAAATTGTATCAACGTCGTAAGAAAATATTAAAATATATAAAAGCAGGATTACCGTTATATTATGAGCAGTATTTAAATTTAGAAGAGTATATGAAAGGTTAGGTAATGAAGATTAAATCACTTGAGGATAGTTATAAACCTCATATTATAACGTGTCGTCTAAATACTGATTATGCACAGTTAGCTGTATTATCGGATGTCCATGAAGGGCTAAATAATAGAGCTTATCTCAAACAAACGGTTAGCAACCTATTAAACTTAGGTCCAAATTGCAAAGTGATTCTAGGTGGAGATAGCACTAATACAACGACCAAACACTCAAAAGGTAGCGTACTAGAGGAATCCTTAGTTGGAGATGAGCAGGTTTACGCATTGGTAGAAGATATTCAACCATTATATGAGAGCGGTCAATTAATCGGCGTGATTGGTGGTAATCATGGGGCAAGAGCGTATAACGATGCATATATTAGCGTAGAGCAAATGATCTGTGCTTTATTAGGTGACCGTACCCTATATAAGGGTGAGTTTGGTCTTGTATATTTTAACGTAAATAAGAACTGCTATGTACATCATATTCTCCATAAGAATAGACGTACTAAAAACTATTACGACTATTTCAATGCTGATGTTACTTGGTTTGAACATTTTCATGAACCTAGTGCTACTCCGAAAATAGCCATTGAACATAATAAGTATTCTAAAAAACCTATTGTTAAAGAGGTTTGGGAATTACGGCAGTCTTCTTTCCAAACGTATCCTAGCTATATTAAAGCTAGTGGTATTAGACCAAATTTGAGTGGGTTCTGGATTACTGAAATGACAGGAAATGAGAGAAACAGAAAAGTGACTCCTTTTATTGGGGATACTTATTTTGATTTGAGAGGTAGGGGATTGAATGTTAGTCAATGATATGTTCCTAGACCTTGGGTTTGGATATAAGGTAGCGATGAAAGAGATTTTTGCAATCATGCCTATGAATGTATCTAGTTCAAAAGAACTCTTCCGTCGATACTTCCGTGAAGGCAAGGTTCTACGAGCCACCAAAGGGCGTAAAGCTCGCTCCTATTTATTGCTTAATAATGGAATGGTATTTGCTTCTACTTATACGACTGATGAACTTACAGAACGTGTATGGGAATTAAAGCGTATAGCAAGGGCTATTGATTATGCCGAGGTATAAACCAGGGAGGAGAAAGGCTCGTCCTTTAACTCATAAACAGCATGTTTATGTACAGACAAAGATACTTACAGGCAGTAAAAAGGAGGCTCTAAGAGTGGCAGGTTATCCAAAGGAAGGATACAACGTTGAAGATAGCAAGGCTGTACAAAAAGCATTGGCGGACTACAAAGACCGTATGGATAAAAAATTCAGAGACAAAGCTGACAAGGTGGCTAATATCTTATTAGATATTATAGAAAACCCTGATACTCCTGCTAAAACGAAGGTATCCGCAATTAAAGACTGGCTCGATAGAGCAGGCTTAAAACCTGTTGATAAACAAGAGGTAGAAGAAAAACGTTCTATCGATACATCGAGCCGATTAAGTAGAGACTTAATCAATAAACTAAATATGCTACCAGAAAAAGAAAAAGGCGAGGTATAATAACCTCGCCAATTTTTATGTTTAATTATTTATATATAGGTTTTTAATAATATATAGTCTATTTTTATCTGCACGAAAATTAATTAAATGCGTAGTGTATGAGCTTGTCAGTTCTTTAACGTCTGTGGTGTCGTAAAATAAAACGTGAGTTTTACCATTTAATATCCTATGGGTATTGCAGAACTCATAATAGCTACAGCCTGATTGGTATATATAATTAGTTTTTTTATTCATATTGTTCCCTCACAATGTATAAATTACGACAATACGCTAAATGGTCTCCGTCCCAATATGCTTTTCCTGTATCCAGTTCTTGTTTAAGGAATATACCTTCAAATTCAACAACATCTGTATGCATTTTTAATGGTAGTGTAGTTGTTGTAATCAAGTTATATGCACTAGGCAATGTATCGATATATTTATATTTCATGTACATAACTCCTTATATAATTCCTGTATTGTATATATGTGATATTCACGTGTATGTATTAGATATTTACTACGAATCTGGTGAGTGTGTGAGTTGGAATACCTGTATAAGTCACACCATTTCATAAAAACACTCTCACCTTCTATTACCATGTCTTTTGCTCTAATTAACCAACAGTCATTTCGATTAAATACGTGATATACTATGTAGTCCATTTTTAGGCACCTTTTATCATATCATTCTGTACTTCTTTTTAATTTGGTACATATATTTGAGATTTGTATATATCGTACCAGAGATACCATCATAACACGTTGTCGTTCCTTGATAGTTGGACACCATTACATTAGTCAGGTATACCGAGTATTTAGTCCCAAATTTATTAACTTGTATCTTATGATTAGTTTTTAATATGTAACAATCATCACGACTAAAGATTTGATACGCAATTATTTCCATGTTATATCACCTTATATTTTCGTTTAATTCTATACGTCTTATCTCTATCTGTTGTAATACGTTTTGATTTTGTTCTTACTGTGAGTCTATTTATTCTGGACGGTTTAAATTGGTACAAATCGCAAAATTGCATAAACACAAATTTTTCATCCATGTCAAAATGATCACATTCAATTATCCAACAATCGGACGTATTAAAACCTCCATATCACCACGTAGATTTATAACACGACCATTGATAATCACTTCATCTTTGTAAACTTCTTTAACTTGATAAAGATACGCTGTAGTAAATCTAAGACCACTGAGATAGTGTTCGCTATATCCTGAAATCATGTTAGTATATTTTATACATGAAGGTGCTACCATCTCTAAATTACCAGTATGACATTTAATAAATGCTTGGTCTGTAATGATAAATCCAAACGTATCTCCGTTTGCGTGATGTATATATAACATTTTATTCTCCTATATGTTTTAATATTGTTAATGATTTTTGTTCAGTAAATGAACCGTTATAATATTCTTTAATATCATACAGGTTATTGGACATTTGCGAAAAATTAGACCCTATACTAAGTCTATAGTTAGTACCTACATGAGGGGAATACAAAACTACCATGTGTTCAGCTGTATATTCTAATATTTCTCCGACGTCTATCCTATGACGGCTTTGTTTTAAGCAATTAATATATAATGCAACTGTGTTAGAACCACCAGGATTTGTTAATAAGAATATAATATCGTTCATATTATTCACTCTCTTTCAAAATTTTAGATAGTAACTTTTCATCTAGCACCTTTGGTGTATACGTTCTACCGTTATCCATAATTTCCTTATATTTTATCATATCTTCAATAGCCTTAATAAGTGGATAATCTTCTTTATAGACATTATATACTGGTAAGAATAATTCTTGCATATCTTTATTTCTTCTACGTTCCTTAGATACTTCATACAATACCTTAGCGTAGGTATCACCCTGTTCCTGGTCTCCGTCATAGTGATTCTCTACTAAGTGACGGATGTCAGAAATGGCTTTGTCCATTTCTCCAACACCTTGATACCACTCCATACGAGCTGAGTAAATATAATTCATTACTTCATAAAAACCTATAATCACATTAAACATTTCTTCTTTAGTAAAAGTCTTTTCCATAGTTTTATTCCTTATTCGTTATTAATAATTTCACCATTAATATTTGCAATTTGTACTATACATTTTTTTGCTAACACGTCCTCAGTAATTTTTAATATATATGGTCTTTGCCTAATGTCTATATAAGTTTTGACCGCACGTGAACCACATACATACGCAAGTACTACTGGAGGCTCTTTCCTACCAAAATATTCTGTTAGTGCTTTATTGGTTATCTCTTCTATTTCTTGTAATGTTTTACCCATTTTACCTCTCCTCACCAAATAATATATATTGTAATTGTCCCCATAATACCCTAATATCTTGTGTTTTGTATGGTAGTAGGCTGTTAGTGTCTACTATATCAATAATAGTAAATTTCTTTTTATTCCTCATTAACCATTGTAGATAGTCCCTTGGTAATTGATATCTCTTTTTAAGACTCATACAGTATTGCTCTGCCACTGCCTCTGCAACATATTCTCCGTAGATATAATACAATACTTTATTAGTCCCTTTCTTCTTGACGGCTAATTTTTTCTTCATATCCTTGAGACAATCATTATAATTATTATCAAATTCTTCACTTAAATATCTGCCAAAAAAATCCCATTATAATATTCCTTCGTCTATAATATAATCAATAACAGCTTTTTTAAAACTAGAAGTATTTAATCTATATTCATCAATACTTCCTTTCCCATATAGATAAAATATAAACACGTCTTCATTTTGCCCTAGTCTATGTATACGGTCTTGAGCCTGTGCTAGTAAAGCAGGCGACCAAGGGTATTCTATAAATACCGCACATCTACTAGCGGTAAGTGTTAGACCAACAGCACTAGCTTGTAAGCTACAAATAATGATTTGAGTGTCGTGTAATTGGAAGTTATCAATGTTAACTTGCCTTTGTATTACTGATTGACCACCAACTACTACACTGGCGTTAGGAAAATGCATATGTAATGCTTTGCCTATACTCTTATGATGTACGAATACAACTACTTTTTCTTCACGCTCTAATAACTGTTTAATAAAATCGATAGAATAGTTTATTTTTTTATATAACACCGCCTTATCTAATCTTTCAATATCGTGAAAACTTCTAGGTGCAGGTTGATTATACTCAATAATCGGTATTGGTACTATAGTTTTGTTTGGTAATTTGTTTTCTAAATCTCCTTTCGTGCGTCTAAGCCAGATACTATTCATCGTATCGTGTAGTTCCTGGATATTTGAACAGCCACTATAATCAACGCCATACTGGCTATATCTAGGATTACAATACGTATCTAGGAATTTTTCTCTACCACCTACCTTGTGTATATTATTGAGAATTTCCATTTGTGTAACAAGTTCACGAGGTCTATTTAACATCGGAGTACCACTAATCAATATCTTATATGGTATTTTCTTAGACCATTCTAATGCTAGTTGAGTTCGTTTACTTGTTTCATTTTTAAATGCATGACTTTCATCAAGCACTAATTGTTTTATTGGTAAACGCTGGATAATAAATTTATACTTATTCATTCTTTCATAGTTCGTAATAATAATATCTTGTGTCAAGTTATCTATCGGTATTCTTCTACCAGTCCACCTCTCAATCTCCTTGCTCCAGTTTAATTTAAGGGAGCTAGGACAAATTACTAAAATCGGGAATTGATTACGAATAATCATAGCTTCTATCACAGTCCTGGTTTTACCCATTCCCATGTCATCACAGACAAAAGCTGACGAATTATTTAATATAAAATTTACACCCTCCTTTTGATGGGGTAATAGTGGCGATTTCATATATACACCCGCTTTACTTTGTAAAAAATTCTTTCATCACCTGGTTCTAATTTTCATGCACTCAGTTGTTGAATATAAACATCAGAAAAGCCACTATCACTAATATACAATATCCCAGTACCATCATTAAAGCTGTCAACATAAGCCCCGTAATAGCCCTTCCCAATATTAATAATAAATTCATCACAAGCCTCCGTCCCCATAAACGCTAATAGTGTTTGTCTATGTCTATGTTCATGCTCCATGAATAGATGATATAAATCCATATCCATATTACCACCTCATTTGTAGAATTGTTTAATTTTATATACCCTAGGAATGTCTGCTGTGTATTTGGTAAATATATTGCTATAGAACATACCCGCTCTATGGGTGTTACATATTTCTATATCGCCTGAACCTGGATTCATATAAGTTATTTTTAATACATAAATTCTATCAGCAGACTGCATATATATAAAGCAATCATTCTCCTTAAAATAATTGTCGTATCTACGTATACTCATTCCACTCATTTGAATAACCTCTTTATTTCGTATAGTGACTTAAAATCGTGATGGTATTTCCAAAATGCATTACGGTAGTAATTGTCATATATACATATAGAATCAATTTCCATTACTAAAGAACCAATATTTACATCTAGTACTGTAAATATGCACCTCGCTATATTATTATTTGTGTCATAATATAGTAGCCTATCACCTGATTGAATATTTTTGTCATATAATTTTATGTCATACATTATAAGCCTCCTTTATTTTGAATAAATTATAATAATCATCTTGCTCCTTCCAAAAGGTATATTCTATTACACTTGGCGTACCTGATAAAATCAGAACCTTGAGATAGCTATAACTTAGCCTTTTATCTATCACTTTGAGTTTAAAATATTTACCGCTTTGTGATATAAACATATATTCTTTATTTTCTATAAGAGAATTATCATAAAGTCCTATGGATATCATGTTAATACCTTTCTTTCAATCTAAGCATATTTTTAATATCTATTATGTTTTTAAAGAAATAGTCGCGAGAATGTCTGTGATATAATGGATAATGCTCGATACGCATAGCTCGTTCGAGATTATTTATTTCAGTTATCACAAAACTTTTCCAACCAACATCTGAATCCCATAATATAATATCACCATTTTTGAATAGTTTGTTATAGATATCTCTTTCCTTGTCCTTGTTTAACAGCCCTATATCTATGAAGTCTGGGTATGAATATTGAAGTTTTTTCCAACTTTTAAATATCTCACTCATTGTCTTGCCTTTCTGATAGCCTCATCTATCAAATCTGTTAGTTTTTCAAAACCCACTGAAAATGTTTCAAAGTCGTCATATCATGTAAAGTCTAAACTATCTTCTACATCATGGACAATTTTATTATATTTCTTTTCATCAATTTGTATCGTAATCATTTAGTATACCTCCTTTATTTTAAATATATAATTTTGTGTTCGACTTGTTTTCAGAAAATGAGAATTACAAAAAGAATCATCTCTAAATCTTCTAAATGATATTTGCATATATTGGGATTCTGGCTGTAGATTTTCAACACGAACCTCATAGACCAAATAATTATCGAGAGAGAAAGATTCATATATAAATTTATCACCATTTTTGAAAAATTCCTCGTGTGTCATACTAACCTCCAGAGAGGAAAGGGGCTATTTCGCCCCTTTATATTCCTTGTCACCAGCAAAAACAGTTTTATTTTGAATACGCTTATTAATCACAGCACTAGGATAATCCACCCAGAATACAATACTGTAGTCTTTAATAAGATAATCATATACAGATGTGTAATTATCATAGGCAAATTGATTAAACTCGTCGATAAATTCCTCAATAGCGTCGTCGTCCATTTTACCAAAGAATACTTCTACAGGGTAATATTTACGAGCTACACCGTCATCGTCAATTGTATCAACGATACCTTTTAAACAATCTGGGTATGTCTTTTTGAGGAACTCCTCATATGTCTTAGTTGTTTGGTTAAGATGTTCCGACGCATCATCATAAGCACTATCATAACTATAGTTACCGTAGCCATACAAATCATAGTCATAGTAAGATGTTTTCCATGTTGTACGGTAAGTTTTATAAGAGGTATTGGAATACCAAGCACCGCTTTCTTTGCTTTCTGTGAACTCGCCTAACATAGCCACACATCCGTTATTACCAAGGAATACTAGTTTATTGCCTCTTGTATGTTGTGCCAGTAATTCTTGTACTTGTTTTTTCCAAATAGCGTTACCTAAAGGGTAAGCCATTTCTTTAATAAACTGCATGGTATCGCTATGCTTGGATGCCATACCTAATTTAGGCGTGTAATCACTAAGAATACCGTTGTGAACCATACCAACATCACAATATGTATTTGCTTTCCCCATCGCTTTATAATCATCACTCACAGCGAATGGGTGACAAGTTGAAGGGGCAATAGCACCACTTGTTGCAATACGGAAATGGAATACACGGTGAATATCTGACGGGATTTTTATAGCTTCAGCCCAGAACTCTTCGAAAGTAAAGAACCCTTTTTTAATATGGGTTTTACCTTTGGCGGAGTCCCAATACATAAGACCAGCACCGTCATTATTATAATCAAAACAATTTTTTAATTCTTTTTCATTCAATTCTAAACCTGCTTCATATACTGCAATTACGCACATAATATTTCTCCTTTTTCTAAATATAAATTATAATATAAAACCAAACCAAGAATTACATGTTCAAGTTATCCATTCTTGTTAGCAACTCTTTATATTGACGCTCTTCCGCTAATTTACGGACATTTGCGAATGTAAAATCTTCCCATTGCCCATTAGCTAAGTCCGTTAAGACATCTGTCATTTGGATAAAGCTCCGAATAACATCAGCTTCATATGTAGAGTTCCACAATCGAATTTCAATCGTTGCGGAATTTTGAACATTTACGGCACTATACCGTTCGCAACGAGCTTCACTATAGCAACTTTCAAAAGTAGAGCAACACTCTACATCTGTAGGTCTAGCCCATTGATGAGCATCACTGCTGTTACGTTTGGCAAAACGTACTAGCTTGTCATAATTTTCAGCGAAGAACCGTACCAGTTTACCGATATGGGAACGACTTTCAAAGTGGTCTCTGGATACATGGATATGTATACCAGCACCTTCAGGTTCGTTATACCCTGCATTATCTAATGTTTCTACGAGGTTTTCCCAGTCAATATTATTTAGCATGAACTGTGTTGTACAAGGGTGAGTCACTGCTTCAAACCCATCTTCCAACGAGCCGTCATATTTGCAATACCAATGAGGATACTTGCCGAAAATTTTTCTTGCTGTATGGTCGGAACAGCCACCGCCTTGCACCTCATATTCTAAGCCAAGATATTTATTGGTGCCCTCACCGAAAAACTTAGCGTCAGGCTTATAAGAATAAGAGCGGATAAACTCTGTTTCTCCGTGAAGATAATAGTTATCTTCATCAACGATGTCATCGTCATCGTAACAGCGGTCACAGATAACATAATCATTTTCTGTGACGTTGGTATTATCTTCTAAATAATACTCACCACAATGAGCACATTGTCTGAAATAGGCATTTAAAGAACGATAGCTGACATAATCTTCGATAGAACCTACATAGACACAATCACCTCTACTATAATAATTATTGTCATAACTAGACCAGTGGTAGTTTTCTAAGCAGGAACTACAAACATTTTTATCGTAATTATCCAGGTACTCTGTATCTGAATCATGATGAATACATCCACAGTCTGCACAGATAAAATACTCATCTGTGAGCCCGTTAGCCACATCTTGACGAGTAATAATATCACCGTCTTCTGTAGTAACATAATTCTCACTATTTTTAATAACAATGTCATCAGACAAAGACGAGCAGGCAACTTCTTCTTTATTTAATGGCATTAGGTCAACGCCGACTTTCACTTTAATATTGCCGTCTACAACACGCCCTGTTAAGACTGACACTGGTACTGTTAGTTCAGTCCAGAGCGAAGTGGATTCTTTATTAAACTCGTTTGGGGAATTCGGAATTTTCACTACACCGCCCTCGGAGTCAATATAAATAATAGCACCGTCCACGTTGTAGAATTTTTCCGTTTCTACGAAGTCGCCAGTTTTGGTTTTGTAAATATGTTTATTGCCAAACCCTACGTCTACAACGGTTTCATCTATAGTCATTTTTACAATACCATTAGCAAAATAAATGACATTAGGTGGTAACGTAACGTTTTCCTCATGGTAAGGTTTAGGAAGGTCAGCGACTGGAATACGCTTAATATTAGTACTATCAGCCGTATCTCGCAAAAAATAAAAATCCTCACCACTTGACATTTGTGTAGCCAATGCTTCAAGTTCCATTAATTTCCCATCAATTACATAAAGTTTTTCCATGATATACCTCCATTAATAAATTAAAATACTAAAAAACAGGTTCAGACTCGCTACTCCTGCAATAAAAAGATAGCGTTTTGTAAATTCCACACGCAACTACGGTAGTGCTGTGAAGTCTTTACCATAACACGATGTTCCCCGCCAGTACGGTTTGCAATACGTGTTATATCACGTGTGTCTAACTTACGACCGTGATTGTCGTCATATGTGAAATACACGGTATCCATATCTTCGTATACATGGCTCGCAAGGGGAATAACTTGCTTACCCTTTAGTACAGTAAATCACCTGGTCTTTGCTATACTCTGACAAGCTTTTAACGACTTACTTAGAAGTTTTTTGTTTCACGCTCTCAGGTGTTGAATATTTACAAGAAAAGGCGATAGTTCCTGGTGAACCACTAAAACTAGTGACTGGGAATACTTTTCCACTACCTAACTCAATAATTTGCCATACTGAGTTCATTGGTTTTTCATTACACATTTTGATTACATCACTGCTTGTGTCTGCTGGGACTATTAAAAATGGCTTGCCATTAATTTGAGACTTCAAAATACAATACATGAAATTACTCCTCTTTCATCACACGCTTAACTGTGTGGTATACGAGCATACCCATTAAAAAATAGCCTACTACAAGGATAGACCAAGCCACAATGTGACCTACAAATTGCACAATACTAATATCCATACTGCACTCCTTTCAATAAAAAATACAGGACATACCTATCACCTAGTACCAGGTGAGTAGGTACTCCGTTGGGTTCGTTCCTCAACGGCTGACACCATTGTACCACATGGACACGATTTTATCAAATTCCGCTTATTTCCTGGGCTCGTTGCACCTCAACCCTGGAACACACCCATTCATTCTCATCAATTCTCATTATCCGTTAGGTCGTGCCTGCACGATATAAAAAATCCGAAAACGAGGAATAAGAAAAATAAAATTCCAACTATCAATACTAAGGTAATAAAATAATCTATGAAGTAATACTATATATAAATATAAAAAACACTATTATAACTCAAATAAACGAATTATAATAGTAATACAGAAATATAGATATATCTCTAAAATTGATTTAAATCGCCTATAAGGCTAGTTTAATATAATTAGGGTATGTCAGTACCCTATAACACGTTAAAGCGTGTTAGAACTCAAATAAATGAATTTTAGGACTAGTTTATGCACAAAGATACATCACAATCGACGGCGAGGGAAATAAAAAAATAAATTCCCATTCCTTCTATAATACAGTAATAAGGAATAAGAATATAAAGTATAAGAATAAAAGATATAAGATAACTAAAATTAAGATAGTATCAATTTGAAAATTAATAAGTGATCATGTTTATCATTATGATTAATAATAAATAGTAGATTATATTATATATGTGCATTCTCAATGAATATCATTCTCAACCAGTAAGTAAAAAAATAATTGATGTGTTAATGATAATGATAATCAATATGTATCTATTATCGTACATATGTTCTGTTAATAAATAAAAAAAAAGAGGGACGTATAACGTCCCCCATAAGGCTATCTAAATAGTCTAGGTGAGCAGAATATTCATTTAAAGTCCAATTATGGAATCCTATTCATCACCTCCATTAAAGAATACGATACCAGTTAAAACTAGGTAAATGGCAAGATTCGTTAAAGCTACCATGTTTACGCTTAAAGCAGTAGCCTTTTAATTCGTGCCAGTTATCAGCTAAATCCTGGCTCATGTTAGCAACTAGGGTTGAAGCCTCTTTATGTGGCATACCCAAGTCTACTAATTGAGAAACGCTTTCAACTAATTGGCGTTTTTCTGAGTCACGTAATTCCTTAATTAAAGCGTAATTGATAAATACTTTCATTTTTTACCTCTTTCATTAAAAATTTGAGAATTACAAACCTATACTAATTGTATAACGGAGTGCGAAAAAACACGGCTTTATACTTCAAATACTATGCTAATCCTATAACATTGTATTTTTAAGTATATGTTTAGGTGATCGACCTTGATACACCGCCTAACCACTAATTTATAGCTTATTTACTCATTTTTTTGAGCAACAACTCGAGCATTTTTTGCTCATCGTCGCTCAATTTTTCTGTTGCCTTGCTAAGGTCTACGCCCTTAATGCTTTCTTTCACAACTGGCTCATAGTTAAAGCCTGTTTTGAATAAGAAAATTTGGTTGCCTTTGGTATCGGTGAATACCATTTTTTGGTATTCTTTCCCCTCAACCTTTTCTAAATGCGTAGCCTTTAAGGCTGTACGTGTCTTATTCCATTCAACAGATAATTCCAATGTTAAAGTCATAGACTTTTCATTTAGTTTGAAGGAATTTACAGCTTTTTTAGTAGTAGTTTTGGATTCAGTATTGATAGATTTTTTAATAGTTGCCATGATATTTACCTCGCTTATTTAATAAAAATTAAATCTGAAAGGTTAGGCGGACTATCAAAGTCAATCACCTGCGTTATTAAGTTTTCAAAGAGCTAAGCACTCAACCACTAGCCGTGGTCGTTTGCCTTGACTACACTACACCATATTACCTAAAAACATAGAAATCCGCTTATTTACTGGCTTTATAGCACCTTTTGTATGGTTATATCATTCTATATATTATTCTCATTGTATTAGCCACTATTATTAGGGTATTTTACCGTATTGATATTGATTATCATTCTCAGCCAAGGGTGGGGCTTCGCATACAGCGGGTCCCATATGTACGCCCCCATATTTAGAGACCCTTCTTCCAAAAATATAACTCCATTCCAGTCTATTACCTACCTCTTCCAAAAATATAACAAGGGGTGGGGGTTCATATAAAGGGCACCCCATTATAATATATTAACATGTGCAAAAAATTTTTTATAAAAAATAAAGTAGTCTTTTGGTTTATGGCATTGTTTGGAATAATACAGATAATAAATACGGAGATTGTAGGTTAATTTTATAAGGAAGGAGTGGTCAATATATCTAATGAAGTAGATGCGAAGATTGCAGAAGCCTTTAGACGTGGGAAAGAGAACCTAGTTACATTCCATAGGTTGTTTTTACCAGTTGAAGATGAAGTTGAGCCTGCTTGGTTCCATTATACATGGAGTGATATTCTATTACATGGGGATAAACACTTTGCCATTGAAGGGTTCCGTGAAAGTGCGAAGAGTTCGTTTGTATTGCGTGCGTTTCCGTTGTATCGTTTAACATATCCAACTAAGAAAGCCAATTATATTGTTTTTATCATGGCTAACCAAACTAAGGCTAGTAAGCAATTAAAAGAAATTGCTGATACTTACGTATCAAATGAATTTTTAAGTCTCAACCTAGTTAAGGTCAAACAACAATCCGATAAAGCATTCGAATGTATTGTCACTGACGAAAAGGGAGAAGAAATACGTGTTCGTATGGAAGCATATGGTAAAGGTTCTTCTATTCGTGGTTTGTTATGGGGGGATAAACGCCCTGATATTATTATCATAGATGACCCTCAAGACGTAGAAGATAGTCTTTCTGATACTATTCAAACAAACGACTATGATTGGTTTTTGTCTGATGCTTATTTCTTAGGTAAGAAAACACGAATCTTTATGATTGGAAATAACCTTGGCGAAAAATGTTTGATTGAGCAAGTTATTAATAATAAAGACTTATTGAAATTCAATGCTTTACGTATCCCTGTTATGAATGAACAAGGTGAATCAAACTGGGCAGAGAGATTCCCAGTATCTGAAATACTAGAGGAAAAAGAAGCTTGGAGAGCTTTGGGTAAACTGGATATTTGGGAAAGGGAGAAAATGTGTATTGCTATTTCCCCAGAACGCCAAATGTTTAAAAAAGAATACTTTATGTATTATGCTCCTAACGAGCTTAAACTGGAAGATTGCTCTATTTATACCACAGTCGATTTAGCTATTTCAGAAAAGGAAAGTGCCGACTATACAGTAATATGTACAGTAGCTGTTAATCCAGATAACAAATGGTTTATCTTAGATATTGATTTTGATAGGTATGACCCTTCCCAAACTATTGACGGTATCTTCCGTGCCGTTCAAAAGTATAAACCTATATATGTAGGTGTAGAAAAGGTTGCTTATCAAGCATCTGTAAAACATTACTTAGAGAAAGAAATGCCTAAGCGTAATATTTGGTTTACTGTAAAGGACTTGGAAGCATCTAGTCGAAAGGAATTACGTATTGCTACTCTCCAACCACGGTTTAAAACTGGTAATATCTGGTTCCCTATGGGAGCCAAATTCCTTACTGAATTAGAGAGTGAATTACAATCATTCCCTAAAGGTTTGCATGACGACTTAATCGACGCCTTGGCTTATATCTCTCAAATTGCATTACCGCCTGTAGGTAATTTTAATTCTGTCAGTACTGCTGACATCCCATTAGGAGGTGCTATGTAATGAAATTATTACATGACAACGTATTGGTTATTCCTGAAGTAAAAGAAGAAACTACTGAAAGTGGAATTATTCTTGGCTCTACCCCAAAAGCACAGCATATTGGTAAAGTATATGCTAGTGGGGAAGGTAAATTTGAATCTGGTAAATGGATTCATAATGAGGTAACTGAAGGTGATATTGTACAATTTGGTCCATATACAGAAGAAATTGTCATTGAAGGTCATAAATATCTCCTAATGAAACATTCTAATATTATTTGTATCTTATAAGGAGGTTAAATGGATAGCGAGTCTGTTTTACAGGACTTAAACAAAACGGTAGTACGATATGTCCAAAATGATATCAAACGTGCTGAAGCATACAGTGCTAGTGTTATCGAGCCAGTAGTTAAAGAACGTTATGAAATCTATTACGCCGATAAAGACTATTACCGTAATAAGTTCCCTATTTTATCTAAAACTTCTGACCTCGTATCCACTGACGTTGCCGATACTATCGAATGGGCTTTACCTTCTCTTATGAAGGTATTCACTGGCTCTGATGAGGTTATTACCATCGCTGGTGTAACCGAAGAAGATGATACTAAAGCTGAGACTATGCAGGAATTGCTGGTATATCAGCTCCAACGTCAAAATAAGTTTTTCCCTATCCTATATAATTGGATTAAGGATTCCCTTATTACTGGCTTAGGTATCATTAAATGCTATTGGGAACGTACCGAAGGATACACTACAGAACAAACAAAACTGAATAATGAAGCTTTACAAGCTTTAATCCAAACTGGTGTGGAGGTTACCAACATTGATGGTCCAGATATATATGGAGACTTTCTAGTAACATATCAATCACCATATTATGTTAAAAATGCACCTAAAATTGAGAATATTTTGATTAGCGAATTTATCTATTCTCCAGATGCTAAGAGCCTAGAGGACGCTAATTTTGTTGCACATAAACGTAAAGTTACTATGAGTTACTTACGTGAACGTGAAGCACAGGGTGTATACGCTAATATCGATGATATCAAAGTAGATGCATACAAGGGTAACCTATATGACCCGATTGAAGAAGTAATCGGTGATAGCTATAACGACATCACATACGAAGAGCAACAAGCTCGCCAGGAAGTGATTATTTATGAATGCTATACTAAGATTGATATTAATGGTGATGGCATCTTAGAAGATATGATTATCACTATTTGCGGTGACACAATCATCCGTATGGAGCAAAATTATATGGGTAGACACCCATTCTTTGCTATTTCCCCTACTAAAGACCCGCACCGTATCTGGGTAAAACGCTCTTATGCAGAGTTAATTGGCGAATTACAGGACTTAAAGGTTGCTTTAACACGCCAAATTATGCAAAATGTAGCGTTAACCAATGACCCTAAGATGTTATTAGACGAAACAGCTATTAATATTGATGATTTTGTCCAAGGTCGCAAGGTTGTTCGTATGAAATCAGGACATTCACTCAACGAAGTGGCTATGCCAATGCCAGTGAGCCCATTATCTCCTCAAACATTCACGTTTTTAGAATGGCTGGAAGGGCAAAAAGAGAACCGTACTGGTATTACACGGTACAACCAAGGTCTTGACGCTAACAGCCTTAACAAAACGGCTACTGGTATATCCGCTATTCTCGGACAAAGCTCACAACGTCTTGAATTAGTAGCACGTATGTTCGCAGAAACTGGTCTTTATGAATTATTCCGATTCATGGTTAGCTTAAACCAGAAATTTATAGACCAAGCCACTGTAATTCGCTTGACTAACAAGGAAATGCGTATTACCCCAGAAGATTTGGACGGTAGTTTTGACCTTATTGTCAATGCAGGTATTAGTATCGCTACTAAAGAATCCACAATTATGGCGACTCAAACGCTATTAACTGCTATTATGCAGGCTAACGCTGGTGGCTATATGATTTCAACTCCAGAAAACATCTATAATTTGTTTAAAAAATGGATTGAAAGTATTGGATTTAAAAACTATGGTGACTATATTACCGACCCTGCTATTACACAACAGCGTATGTTAATGGAAATGCAATTGAAACAACAAGTATTGTCTCAATTACCTCCTGATGCATTACAGTACTATGCTCAATTCGGTATTCTACCACCAGAATATTTAAATATGTTACCACCTCAATTGCAGGTATTATTCCAAGGAGCAGGAAATGAACCAGGAACAAATGAACAACAAAATGCTGGAAGTCAGTTTGGGGGAACAGGCTTCGGCGGTGCTAACCTTTCTGGAGGATTGGCTGGCGGCTTATCACGAATGGATAATCAACAACCTCAAAACGTGCAACGAGGACCGTCTCAGGGACCTTCGGAACCTCCTAGTGGTATCGGAGGATTTTAAAAGCTTTTTAGAGCAACATGTAGTTAGTGGCAAATTATCTGGTGCCGAACTAAAAGAAGCTCTTGAAAAGGAAAATTATTTTAAACAGCGTGGGTATTACCCAGAATAGGAGATTGAATGAACATTAAATTCGCAAATTGGAACGGTAACGCTCCATCACCTATCGCTATGGAACTTGCTAAGCGTGCAGGGGTTCAAGAAGCCCCTGTCAATTACCAAGACTACATGGCTAGTCAAGAGCCTATTAATAAAGCAAAGGCTCGTATGGAGGCTAACACAGAGTATCAAATGCCAGACAAAGGCAAATTTGCACCTAGTCAAGATTATACCTCTGTAAGTATGTCACCTAAATTTGAAACGAATGAGCAAGCGAAAGCACGTGCAGATGAAGCAGATACTCGTGCATACCAGCAATCACATCCTGGTTTAAGCTCAGACTTTGCTTCTAAAATTGCCGAAATCTTGCGACAAGGCAAAGCTATGGAGCAATCTTATCGAGATAGTGCTAATGGTACGTTTACCCCAAAAACTATGGGTCAAATTGCGCAAGAGCGTATGGCTAATATTCCAGCAGACCAAAAATGGCGTCGCCAAAACCCATTTGCTGAAGGTATGGGCTACGTATGGGCTGATGATGCTAAGATGAAAGCCGCAGGCTGGGGGGACGACGACATTGCTTCAATGAAAGCACGTACAGAGTTCGAACCACAAGAGGTCTTAAATTTGGTAGACCAAGGAATAATTCGAGCACCTTATGCGGAGTATTTGAAAGAACAGGAGCGTTTACGCCAAGAAGCACTAGCTAAGGCGGCTCAAGAAGCATATGACTATAGCGAGCCAACTTATTATGAAAAACCAGCTTCTAGCGTATCTGCATCTGTTCCAGCATCACAACCATCATATGGTGTGGGTTTTGACCAATTAGACAGTGATAGTATGGCAGATTTCAAAAAAGGTAATCAAGCTGGCTGGAACTGGAATCCAGGTCGCAATAATTTCTATTAATTGACATTCACCAACCCTACGGGGAGTGAGGAGGAAAGACACATGGACGAATTGAAGTTCAAATTTGATTTGCAGACATTTGCTGACGGTGACGCAGGTGATGCAACAGAGACTGGTTTGGAGCAACCTGTAACGGACTCCAATGCCGAAGATGATATTCCAGATTTTGGTATTGATGAAGACGGCAACCCAGTATTCTTTAATGAAGGTGCGTTTGGCTCTGATGACAGTGAAGAAGGAGACGAGAACCCTGATGGTGAAGCTGACCAACCAGGACAATCTGCCGAACCTGAAACATTTGTTGTTAAAGTGAACGGACAGGAACAAGAGGTAACACTAGACGAATTACTTCATGGATACATGCGTAACCAAGATTATACTCGTAAGACACAAGCCTTAGCTGAGGAACGTCGTAATTTACAGTATAACCAAGCACCGCAAGTACAACCACAACAAGTAAACCCTCAAAATACACCTAATGTTCCAGAGCAACCACAAATTACTCAACGTGATTATTATACTCAACTTGATGCATACGCTCGTAAAGAAGTACAAAATGCATTAGGTGAGGAATATGATGAGTATAACCCACTCCATCAAGCGGCTTATGCAGATAGTATTGCTAATGTTAAAGCTGAAATTTTTTCTGCTCGCCAAGCTGAGGCAGAACGGGCGCGTGTGGTTGATAATTTCAATCAAACTATGAGTAAGTATTTCCAAGACCCTCACTTCCAAGAGATTAACCACTTGGCGTTGGAAAAATTAAATAACTTACCATATGCACAAGCAGTGCAAATTAAACAAGCTATGGACAACTTTGATACGCAAACTGTTGATGCGTATATGAGTGCTGTCCGTAATGAATATTATGGTGCTAATAATGTGCCAACAATTCAGCGTAAGAATGCGGCTATGCCACAGAAACCTGTTGTGAAACCTCCTTTCGTAGAAAGTGCTGGTGCTTCAACGCAGTCCCCAGGTAATCCTACGGCACAAATTGATTATTCTAAACTAAGTCGATTATCTAACGATGAACAGGCACAGCTTATAGCACAATTAGGTTACTTTTCTAAATAGGAGGACTATTTAATTGGCTAAGGAAATGGCTGTAAAGTCTTATAACGTGGTTGGTAAAGTAGAAGATATGAATGACTTCATCACGAATATCGACCCTGACCAAACACTTTTAACTTCTCGTTTCGGTAAACTTACCGTAACAAGTACAGAGCACGCATGGTTATGCGATAGCTTACGCCCTGCGATGGATAACGCTACACTTGAAGTACATGACTTCAATACTCGTCAAGCTACTCCACGTAGACGTGAATCTAACTTCACACAACAATTCGAACATGGTTACACAGTATCTGATATCACTCAAGCTATCAAGAAATATGGTGTACGTGACGAAAAATCTTATCAAATGTTGAAAGCTTCTAAAGAAATTGGTCGTGACTTAGAGTATGCGATTGTTTCTAACAAAGTAAAAACTCCATTTGATGAAGTTACACCTGGTCGCTTTGGTGGTATCCCTTACTTCTTGGACAACTTCTCTGAAGTAACTGTAGATGCACAAGGTGTCGTAACACTTAACTCTCACCGTTTCGTAACTGGTGATAAAGTTATTGTTCGTGGTAAAGGTGCTAATGCACTTGATTCTAAATTCTCCCCGAACACTCAATATTTCGTTAAACCTAAAGATGCTAATACATTCACATTGCATTTGACAGCAGAAGATTCTGCGGCAACTCTTGGCACACCAGTAAAACCATCTGCCGCTGTTACTGCTGGTAAAATGGAATTGACATATTGCAATGCTATCGATGCTGGTAAACTTGCTTCTCAAGGTGAGTTCACTATGGAAGCATTGAATGATGCTATGCAAGCAGTATGGGGACGTGGTGGTAATATCGACATTGCCGTTATGTCTGGTAAGAATAAACGTAAAGCATCTACATTCACAGCTAACTCTCAACGTAACGTAGCTATGGAAGCTAAGAAATTAACTCAAGTAGTTGACGTTATCGAAACTGACTTCGGTGTTGTTGAGTTGGTTGCTCATCGTATGTACGAAAACGATGTTGTTGATTTGCTTGAATTGCAATACTGGAAACTTGGTTACCTTATTCCATTCCATAACGAAGATTTGGAACGTAAAGGTACTTACAAAGAGTCCGTAATTACAGGTACAGCTACTCTCGAATGTACTGCACCAATTGCCAACGCTCGTTTGTACGGCATTACAAAATAAACCATTTGGGGGTAGTTAATTCTACCCCCTTATTTTTGTTTCTAAAGGTAGGTATTTATGTTAATTAGTTCACAAGTTACAGTAGATAAAGATACCTGGTCTATTCAACATACGTTTGATGAGACAGAAGTATTAGAGCAGGCTAGAGAAGAACGTAATAGTGGGCTTGAAGGAGATATGGGTGGTGGGCAAGGTAAAGTCATTGCTCGTATCCCAAGACATCGATTCTTTAGCGACTTTGAGTTGATTATGGCTCAAAAATGCCAAGGTATTGACAAGAAAGAGTATGAAATGTGGATACGTAAATGGATTATGAAAAACCCAGAATTCCGTACAACTACAGGAAATACTAAGAGGTATTTATGATTGAAGTAAGAGATGTAGTGACATCAGTCCTATATGGACTTGGAGAAAACGCTACTCGAAAACATAGTGACCCAGAAATCATTGATTCTCTAAATATGGTTTTACGCTATATCAATCTAGCCTTGATTAATACTAAATCATACTGGATTGCTAAAGAAATTAAATTAAAGCCCAAAAACGGTAAAGCTAAACTACCAGAAGATTTTGGTGGATTTAAAGAGTTTGAAAACTACGATGGTAAATATAAATTTACTAAAGACTCTATTAAAATTGATAAAGACACCAATATGACATATCTCTATATCATTGACCCTATTGAAAATATAGACGATGAAATAGATTTGCCATATGTTCTATTCGATATGTTTAGCCGATACTCTATAGGACTGCTCAATGGTAATTTTGGGTCCGACACAGTGGCAGGTTTGATATCTGCCGAAATTCAAAAATTGGTGGCAAATGAGTCTAGCGGACCTATTGATAGACCTATGCCATTCTTTGTATAGGAGGTATAATGACAGCTAACGACTTATTAATTCTCGTTCGGCAACGTTTAGGAGATATGCAAAAGCTTTCTCTATCTGACGAAGAATTAATTATGAGTTTAAACGTGGCTATCGACCGACTTAGCGAAGAACTATCTCAGAATAATAATCCAGAATTAGTTAAAGAACTGACTTTAACAGGTAATAATAAAACTGCACGACCAGATGATTTTATCGAATTGTGCGGACAGTTCCCTGTTGTTTTCAGTCAAGATACTGATGGTATTAAAATCCAGCACATGAATCCTAATTATACTGGGACTATGACTATTCGCTATTTCGCTAGTAGACCTCACGTAACAAATTTATCCGATAAGATACCTTTTGACAAAATACTACAACAACGTCAATTAGTAACTTACACGGTATATGATATTAAATCTATCACAGGGGAGGTAAAAGAAAATGACGGTGCAGGAGCTAATGGATAAGGCGGCTCTACGAGACCGTTTAAGTGACAACCTCCAAAGTGGTTATGAAGATAAAGAGTTAATTGCTTATATGAATGACGCCATTAACTTTATGTGGCATGTCCTTATCCAAAAAGGATATTATGAGGTGATTGGAGATATTGAATTTGCTCAAGAAAACAATGATTTGCCAACTGATTGGTATAGGGCTACAAATCAAGCTCCTGTACTTATTAAACCACCTAAAGCAATTGTTTACGGCAAAGTACCGTTAAAGGTTCGATATTATAAACGCCCACCACAACTTTCACAAAAAACAGATTCATTACCATTCACAAATAATGCGTTTAATAACCTTATTGGGCAATTAGTGATTATCTTAGCCATGTCAAATCACGGCTTTAATATGGACGTCGAACAAGATATGCTAGAGGCTATTGTTGGTTTATTATAGGAGGTAATATGGCAGAAAATGCTACTAACAACTTGCCGTCTACTATACAAGGTGACGGTAGTAAATTTATCTCCTTGCTTAAAAAATATCTAAAAGATATAGCTTCTGAACTTAACGAGCAAATCCAAAAAGTCGAGCGTATCTTTAATGCCACAGCAGATAACCCAGACACATTCCCAGAGCAAGTCTACGGGATTACCATAGAAGAGAAAAATGAACAAGGTAGTGTGTCTCTGCTAGTTAAATGGAACTCTGACCGCATAAAACAATATGCAGGCGTTGGTATTGACGTTAAAGTTGGCGATTTCTCAACTACCACAGAGCAATTTGAAAAAATTGCATGGACACGTCATTATGATACTACAAAAACAAACTCGTATATGATACAAAGCCTAGCAGTTGGCAAAAAATATCTTATCCGCATCAGGGCACGAAATATTGTTAATGCTATTTCGGAAGAAAAGAAAGCCCCAACAAAGACATATTATATATCTGAGAATAATCACACACCTAACGGACCATATCAATTTACAGTGGTATTTGATAAACGTGGCGCATATTGGTCTTGGAAACAATATGACCAAAACGATTATGAATGGTCAGAACTACGCCTTGACAACAATGTTGGTAGTTTACAAAATAGACTTGAAATAACCACAGGTTTATCTTCTACTGCTATACCTATAGCACGCAGTGGTACTGCATACTTGTATAATAAGGGCATTGGTAATTCGTGGTCCGCTCCAGCTACATTACAATATAATAAACCAGTGCCACATGCCCCACGTAATATCATCATCGAAAAGTTTTACGAAGGCTTAAAGGTATCATTTGACAGTATTCCAGAAGACTGTAATGGTGCTACTATATATGTTAACAACGAACCATATAAGATATCATCAAATGTATTTACATTTAATTGCTCTACAGGTACTTACAAAATTAAAATTTGCTATACCGATATATTTGGAGAGGGCGAAATGTCAGCAGAAGTCTCTGAATCTACAGTAGAGCAAATACCTTCTAATGCTGTCCATATCACAAAGAAAACAGTATTTGATGATGGCGTTATTGTTGCTAAATATATTGGAGACAAAGCTGTAGTTGGTACTAAGATACAGGATGGTGCAGTTACTACCGACAAATTGTCAGCTAATGCAGTAACAGCTAATAAAATTGCCGCCAATGCAATTACAGGCGACAAAATCAAAGCAGGAGAAGTTCAGTCACAACATATGAAGGCGAACTCTATTAGTGGTGACAAAATTACTACTAATACACTGAGCGGCAGTGCCATTAAAACTGGTACATTGACTGGTGATAGAATAGCAGCTGGGACAATTACTGGCGACCATATTAAAGCACGCAGTATTAAGGGTGACAATATTGAAAGTAAAACTATTACATCGGATAAATTGGTAGTTAACGAACTTGCCGCTATTAGTGGTAAACTTGGCAAGGTAGAGTCTGGTGAGGTTGTAGCTAGTAGTATACACAGTGCTGACAACTCATTTAATATTGATAAAAGTGGTAATATTAGAGGTGCTAACTTAACTGGTGTTACTATTAGTGGTTCTCGTATTGATGCTGAAAGCATTTACCAAGCAGGATTCCATATTAGAAATGTCGAAATCATAATACAAGAATACAATCATGGAGATACTATTTATCTTCCACAAGGGTACACATGGGATAAGTGTGTAGCTTTACCTATGCATATTACAGGATTTGTGAATACACCGAAGAAAAGCGTTGTAAAACCAGAATTATCATGGTTTTTGCCAGGTGGTAGCCAACACCCGTACATTGCAATTGACTCGTCACATCGTGTGTTCGCATCACTCACTTGGCAAGATGACCCAAACAATAAATTCACCTTTAAAGTAAAGGTAGTTTTAATTTTATTTCAAACATAGGAGGCTATTATGGCTGAAACACAAAACTTACACATTACATTTGGACCATTACCAGAAGGTTTCCGTGGTCCTCAAGGTCCCGCTGGTCCTATTGGTCCACAAGGTCCTCAAGGTCCTCAAGGTCCTAAAGGAGATAGTGTAGACAACACTAAATATCCAAACGTAGCAGGATATTTAAAACGTCAAAACGTATATGCTACCGATGATTTAGAAAGTATTTTATATGCTTTAATTGACAATTTAGGTAAACCATTACCAAAAATTCCAGCATCCTTCTCTTTTAATCAACCAAATGCAGGTGATACATCTGTATATGTATATGGAGAATCCCACTTCTTTGTAATGCTTGCAGGTCAAGAAAATACTAAGACAGAAATTATTGGCGGCGTAGCATCCTTAGCATTACCACAACCATTTGGCACAGATACATTAGTACTTGATTATCTTGATATGACAGGCTCTCGTGTTGAAACATATCGTATCACTCCAGATGTTAATGTTACTACTGTAGCTAAAGCTGGTCAATATTATAATATCTATGGCGTAGATACATTAGAATTACCGCATGTTACAACTGTAGAAGAAGAAGCAATTACATTTAGTGGTTATCGTGCTATTAAGTTACCAGAATGTACATCTTGGATTAAAGGTCCTACAAATTGCAGTAACCTCGAAGAAGTATATTGCCCTAAATTAGCATTAACACAAGAAATGAGATGGAACATGAATAACTTACCACAAGGCGGCTGTGAATTTGTATTAAGTGAAGCCAGCGACGTTGAAGCATTAGCGAAAGGTTTAGTGCCTTGGACTAAACTTTACAACGCCGATAAAACAAAGAAATTTAACTTTAATACTAAAACTTGGGTTACAGTATAAGGAGTAATTAATGGCAAAAGGAAAATTTATTACACCTCAGTTAGATATTAATATCAACAAGGGTGATGATACATTTTTCCAAGTCAATATTACAGGCGAAGATGGGCAACCAGTAGATATTACTGGTTGTCTCTTCAAATGTAAAGTTAAAGAATCGGCTACGTCTAGTAATGCTATATTTGAAGGTAAAACCACAATTATTGATGCACCTAAAGGCATTATTGAAATTCATTTTTTAAATGCAGATGGTTCTAAAATTAATATTGACGGGGAAAATTTTTCTGAACTAACACAATATACATATGACATCATTATGAAAGATAAAAATGGCTATATTACACGTATCGCTAATGGCTATGTATTTGTAAGTCCAAGTGTTACATGGGAGGAAGGTATTTAATGGTAGAAAGATTTTTACCCCCTCCTCCTATGCCACCTTATGATATAAGCACTGGTGCTTTTGTGTATGGGTTACTATACCATAATACGCCACTAAGTGCCGTTGATGATATTATGGTAGTCATTATGGCTACCTGTTTTTTGCTATTTATAGACATAATGCTACGCTTTATTATCGAAATCATTGAATTTAATAAAGCTAGAAAAAAACCTAATACTATAAGGTATATTATTACGGCATTATGGTTTGGTTGGGGTTCCGTAGAACTCCCTAACGGGAAGCGAAAACGCTTTTTGATTAGTAAGAGATTTAGAATGTCTCTATTTAATAAAGTAGCATTTACATACCCAATATTCTTCACTTTAGCGGCGGCGT